CTTCTCTCCACGCGCGGGAAAACTTTTTTGGGGTTGGGGGCACAGGTTGTTTTTAGGAACCATGAAAAAACGCGCTGAAAATCAGCACAATTCGTTGACAGTCACGGTTCTCGGAGTCAATTCATTTTAATTTGGATACGGATGAGCGAGAAAACCATGGAAAACAAGAAGATCGGGAAGCAAGCCCAGAAGAGGCTTGACGAGATTCCGCTCAAGCGGGATTTCCTGGTCGCCCTGCGCGCGAGCAAGGGCATCATAGAAGCCGCCTGCAACGTGGTCGGCATCGGAAGGAAGAAGTATGAGTATTGGTGCAAGAGCGACGAGGATTTCGCCGCCGAGGCGCACTACATCAATGAGGCGCAGATTGACTGGGTCGAGAGCAAGCTCCTGAATGGCATTGAGGCCGGCGACACCACAGCCATCATTTTCTATCTCAAGACAAAGGGCAAGCATCGCGGATGGACGGAGAAGCCTCTGCCTGAGAAGAAGCCGAAGGATGAGAATGAGGAATCCGCCGACAATGACCACAGCAAGGAGTACAGGCGTAAGCTCAACTCCAAGAAGACATACATCATCAGGTTGCTCAAGAAGGAAGGTAAGTATTCCTCTGAGCTCTCCATGATGGTCGGTGAGGTGGCGAACACCTATGTCCAGCTGGAGGAGCTCCGCGCGGAGATGAGCCGTGGTGACTATAAGAAGGTCAACGTGCAGGTGTCGCGTGAGGGTAATGAGCGTTATCAGCTCAATCCGATAGAGACCAGATACACTGAGCTGTCGAGGCTGCTCACCAAGCAGCTCACGGCAATCGGCATGACCACTGAGTCCAAGGAGCGCAGGAGCGACAATGACAACTTCTCTGAGTTCATGAGCAAGTTAAGGGAGGAAGGAGATGGAAAGCCTCAGTAAGTCGGAGCTGCGCAAGCTCAAGGACGGCATCGCCTCCGAGCTCACCTCGATGAGGGACAGTCTCTCGTCCACCTACGGCTATGCCCTGCAGGACACCGACCCGCGAATCCTCTCCTATGTCCTCAAGGTCATTGACGACCCAGACGGGCACAACCTCTATGAGCTTGCCAAGGTGCGCCGGTTCTTCCACCTGCTCGACCGCCACCAGTGGAACGGCAGGCGCGTGAGGGCGAAGATCCGGTTCTACGAGATGATACGCTTCAGCGGGATGCAGGGACGGCAGCGTTACAAGCTCACTCCGGTTCAGTGCTTCCAGTTCGCCCACATCTTCGGTTTCTCGAGGGAGGACGGCAGGAGGCTCATGAGGACAGCCTACATCTTCGTGCCGAGGAAATTCAGCAAGACCACCTTCGCCGCCTTCCTCGCCGTTGACGACATGCTCTTCGGCGACAACAACGCCGAAGCCTACATCGGCGCCAATTCCTACGACCAGGCTAAGAAGTGCTTCAATGAGGTCAGGGCCATCATGTTCGACCTTGACCCCAAGCAGAAGCACTTCCGGATCAACCGTGAGTCCGTCTCCTTCCGTGACCGTGGGCGTGACAGCCTCATCCAGTGTCTGACAGCCAATGCCAGGACCAAGGACGGACTGTTCGCCTCACTCGCCATCCTTGACGAGTACGCGCAGGCGAGGGACACCGGCACAAGGAGCGGTGGAGACCTCAAGAGCGTGCTCACCACCTCCATGGGTCCGAGGAGGGAACCCCTCACCGTCATCATCACCACCGCCTCCGACGTGATTGACGGAGCATGCTATCAGGAGATTGAGGGATGCAAGGCTGTGCTCCGTGGCGAGATGGAGAACGACACCCTGTTCGCCGACTTGTTCCTCCCCGACGTGGACGATGCGGAGGATGACCCACGCACATGGGCGAAGGTGCATCCCCATATCGGAGTGACCGTGCAGCCTGACTTCTACGAGGCTGCGTGGAAGGAGGCGCAGATGTCCTCACAGGGCATCAGGGATTTCCGCAACAAGCTGCTGAACATCTTCGCTGTGAGCGACACCAAGACATGGTTCACGCCTGACAAGGCGAAGACCCTGCTTGGTGACTGGGATGTTGATTATCTCGCCGATGACCGGACAAGGACAGACCTTTATGGGGATTCATCCGTCAAGCCCACCGTGTTCGTCGCCTTCGACCTCTCCGTCCGTGACGACTTCTCAGCCGTGAGCTACACCACCTACAGCCCTGTGCGCAAGTGCTTCTATTGCCACACGGACTATTATTTCCCCGAAGGCGCGCTCGCCGGGCATCCCAACCGGGAGCTGTACGCCAAGTGGCATGATGATGGGTACCTGTCTTATTGCCATGGTGACAAGATAGACACCAGGAAGATTGCCGACGACATTATCCGCCGGAGCCGCTTCACAAGCATCGTCCGCATCGGGTATGACGCATACAAGAGCCAGGAGCTGGTCAACACCCTCATCGCAGGCGGCGCGAGGAACCAGCTGATGCCCTACAAGCAGACATACGGCTCATTCAACCTGCCGGTGGAGAGCTTCGAGCTCATGGCGTGGAGCGACCCTCCGAAAATCGTGCTCAACGACAATCCCATCAACACCTTCTGTCTTTCCAACTGCGTGATTGACGAGGACAGGCTGGAGAACAAGAAACCCGTGAAAATCACCGCGACAAGGAAGATTGACGGCGTAATCACGATGCTGATGACCATCGGTCAGCTCAATTCCTACGAATATTGATTTTTTATTGAAAATTTCCTTATAATTATTTGGATTATAGAATATTATTCCTTATATTTGCCAATACAAAGGATAACACTCTAATACCATTGAGGCAATATGGGGATTTTTTCCAACATATTCCGTAACCGTAAGAAGAGCAGGGAGGGAAATCTGAATGTGACCACCGGATACCGTGGTGCAGTCACGTTCGGCTCAGGTGCACCCGTACCTGTGACTGGCGACAGCGCGCTTGAGGTGACCGCCTACAAGCGTGCCCTTGACGTGCTCTCCGGCAGCGTGGCAAGGCTTCCGTTCCGCTTCTGCAAGAGGCAGGGAGGGATATACGTCGATTTCGAGTCCTCCCCTCTCCACTACCTGCTCACCGTCCAGCCGATGCTGCGCATGAGCGCGTTCGATTTCAAGTACCAGCTCGTGTGGCGTGGCTTCCATGACGGCGACGCGTACATCTACCCACGCTTCATCGATGGGGAGCTCACCGAGCTCGTCCTCCTCTCCCGCCACAGCTGCGCCTATGACGAGATGAACGGCAAGTACCATGTGACCGACTCCTTCAATGGCGTGTACGGCGATTTCTCCGAGGACCAGATGATTCACGTTGCATTCAACTCACTTGACGGACGGAAGGGAACGCCCCTCTGGCAGATCGGGGCGAGGGCTCTGAGCATCATCGCCACCGGTGACCGTGAGACCCTTGAGAGATTTGACAAGGGAGGCATCATCCGTGGTGTGCTCACCAATGCGCAGACGCTCCAGCGTGGCATGGGTGAGTATTCCGTGACTGAGATGACCAACCTCGCCAGCGATGTTGACCAGCGGTTCCAATCCGGCGAGAGGGTGGTAGCCCTGCCTGGTGATGTCAGCTACATCCCTGTGAGCAGCACGTCGGCAGACCTGCAGTTCCTGGACAGCCGTAAATTCGCCGTCAACGAGATTGCAAGGCTGACGGGTGTTCCTCCGATGTACCTTTTCGACATGACCGGGAGCAACTACAAGATGCCTGAGCAGGCGGACACCGCCTACCTCACCCAGACACTCGACCGCATCCTCACAGCCATCGAGGGAGAGTTCCAGCGTAAGCTGGTGTCCCAGTCGATGTGCTGCAAGCGGATTTTCAAGTTTGACCGCAAAGCCATCTACGCCATGGACTTGTCGGCCATGGCTGACTACGAGGCCAAGATGATCCAGAACGGAACGCTTACGGTCAATGACGTGAGGAGGATGGAGAACCAGCCGCCGGTCGAAGGAGGAGACCTCGTTTACCTCTCGACCAACCTTGCGGAGATCGGGAGCGAGAAGCTGAGGAATGCACAAGAACAGGATTCAGAAGGATAACACATATTTACCATGAAAAAACGCAACATAGCTTACATCGGAGGTCTCCGCATCAGGGAGGCTGAAGGGGGAGGTGAGAGCAGGACTATCGAGGGCAACGCATTGCTGTTCGGTGTCCGCTCCCGCCTGCTGTGTGACTGGACGGAGCTCTATTATGAGGTTCTTGAGCCGGGCAGCGTCACCAAGGAGATGCTCGACCGGCAGGACATCAAGCTCACCATGTTCCACGACCGCCAGCTCATCCTTGCCCGGAGCAACCAAGGCAGGGGAACCCTCCACTACGAGGTGGACGAGGAAGGAGTCCGCTTCTGGGCAGAGATGCCGAGGACCGCGGACGGCGACAAGGCTCTTGAGCTGATTGCCCGTGGTGACATCAACGGATGCTCCTTCATCTACTCGACCGACGAGAGGGAGGATGCGGGAGCCGTCAAGTACGAGTACATCACCGACGAGGACGGCAATGACTGCCTGCTGCGCCATGTGCTGCGCATCGAGAGGGTCTATGACTTCACCGTCACTCCCGACCCCGCCTATGAGCAGACCAGCGTCACCCGCCGCGAGGCTGAGGACTGCGGGCTTCCCAGAAGGGAGTCCTCCACCGATGAGGATGAGACTGAGGAGGAGACCGCAGAAGATTCAGGAAGCGCATCGGAGGAAGACACCGAAACGGAAGAGAACCGTGAGGACACCTCAGAGGATGCACAGGACGAGAACGGGGCAGAGGACGGAGAGGAGACCACCGAGGACGAGAACGGGGCAGAGGACGGAGAGGAGACCACCGAGGACGAGAACGGCTCTGAGAATCGCCGTGAGGCGTTGAGAAGCCTGTATGACATCATCCGCCGCCCGTTATAAGTGGAATATTCTGAAAAACGCGATAATTAAAATAAGTCTAACCTAAGGTAAAGAGATTGTTTTTATGGAAAAATTCAATTACCGTGAAGCCTGTGAGCGCATGAGCGCCATCAAGGCTCGTCTGAATGAGATTGCAGACAACCTTTCCGCTGACAAGGAGCGTGAAGGACTCACCGAGGCTGAGACCATGGAAAGCAAGAACCTCAAGAGAGAGTTCGAGATCCTTGACATGAAGCTCAAAGCCAACACCCCTACAGTTGAGGTAGCCCGCCAGTCTGACGTGGCATCCGCCACCCAGCAGATCCGTGAGCACATCAAGAACGGACAGCGTTTCGAACTCCGTATCTCCCGTGCGGTAGCTGCAGGATGGGGAGGCAACGCATCCGGCTACGCCAACCCTGCCACTTCTACCAATCCGGCTCCGCTGACCATTCATGACATCGTTGAGCCTCTGTGGAAGAAGAACATCCTCAGTGCCATCGGCGCACCACTGCTCACCGGTCTGAAGGGCAACCACCAGTGGCCGGTAGTGGAGACCTTCTCCGCCACCATCAACGACGAGGCAGCCGCCCTCGGCGACACTCAGATTCCTCTTTCCAAGCTCATCGCCAAGCCTGAGCGCATCGGCATCGCAGTGCCTGTGACCCGTGAGGCCATCCTCGAGACTGACGACCTCATCCAGGTTGTCGCTACGCAGTACATGCCTGCAGCCGTCGCTGAGCTGATGAACAAGATCATGTTCAGCCAGACCAAGGTGACAGGTGCCACCAACCTCTTCGGTCCGTTCGTGACCACTGAGATGAAGGCAGGCCACAACATCACCTTCGCCAAGACTCAGGAAGCTCCGGCTCTCTCCGACCTCCTCCGCCTCAAGGCAGTGGTTCTCGCAGAGAACGTTCAGGCCGATGGTATCTGCTATGTGATGAACGAGACCACGAAGGCACTGCTCGAAGGCACTCCTAAGTGGGAGGGCGCCAACGAGGCAGTCATCCAGAACGGCCGCGTGAACGGTGTCCCTGTGTTCAGCACCAACCACGTTCCTGACAACACCGTTTACTTCGGTGCCTTCAAGTACGCTCCTCAGGGCCTGTTCGGCGACATGACCTTCATCATCGACCCTTACACCCTCAGCCGCAAGAACGCAATCGACTTCGTGCTGAACCTCGACTACGCAATCACCGTTCTCCGCAAGGAGGCGTTCGCAGTCCTCACCAAGGCAGCCAGCTAAACTCTTCTCCCTCACTCCGCCCGGAACGGGGCAAGGCACGACCTTCCCCGTTCCATTCTAACACCCAATCGCCATGTCAAGCATTGACCTCTCACTTTTCAAGACACACTGCCGGGCCGACGACTTCGCCGGCGACGACTCCTATCTCCAGCACCTGCTCGACACCGCAGAGGCGCACATCGCCAATGCCACCCACCGTACGATGGAAGAGCTGGAGGAGATGGGTGGCGGCGAGCTCCCTCTCCCGGTTGTCCAGGCCATCCTCCTCACAGGCGGGCACTGGTACAACCAGCGTGAGAGCGTGAGCATCGGCCAGATGTCCCCGGTACCTGAGACTGTCCTCGCACTCATCAAGCCATACACCAAGCTGACCTATGAGAGCGGGGAGTCTTAAGCATAAGCTGCGCATCCTGCGCCCCGGATATGTCACTGACAAGTTCGGAGGCAAGAGGAGCACCTGGACGGAGACCGCAGTGGTCCACGCCGAGCGGGTGCGGATGTCCGGCAGACGGAAGCTGCAGGACGGCGAGCTCTCGCCCGACTACTCCGTCGAGTGGAACATCCGTGATGCCCACGAGGTGCATGAGAACTGGAGGGTCGAGCAGCTTGGCGGCAACCTCTACACAGTAACCCACATCATACCCAATTACGACCGGGGGTACCTCACCCTCGTATGTGACAAAGTCAATGAGTAACCAGCAGGCATACCGCCAGTTCGAGGAGGGCATGGAAGCCCTCACCCGTCAGCTCAATCCGGCAGGCATCCGCCAGTCGGTGCGGTCGGACTTCCCGTCCGTCAGCGAGCAGGCGAGGCAGATAGCTCTCGGCAAGCTCAGGAGCTCAGGTGTTGATGTGAAAGGCGACCGAAGCGACTGGGAGTCCTCACTCCGTGTCCACCTGTATTCCGGCGGCGGCGGCTTCATGCTGACCACTGCGGGAAGACCGGCAGGACGGAACGGCGAGGGCGAGAAGGGAATGCACCGCAACAGGTTCTTCGGCAAGACTGGAAGGAAGCTCCCAGTGCTCCATTTCCAGGAGGCTGGGACGACCGACCGGAGGATGCGTGGATGGACGAAGCAGTCAACAGGGCGTATCAGCCACCCGCTGAACGTGCTGCCTGCGACGGAGGCATCCATCGTCCAGCTCGCTGAGAGGCTTGTTGTGCAGAGTGCGGAGAATTTTTTGTCAAACATCAATTAACGGGATATGTCAACATCATTAAGCGCCGGACTGATTGTCTATGACCTGCTCTCCAAGAGCGAGGCGGTGATGTCCATCGCCACCCGTGTCTTCCCTGTCATCGTGCAGGAGGATGAGGATGTGCGGATGCCGTATGTCTGCTACCACCGTGAGCGGATGGACCAGATGCCCGTCAAGGGTCATGGCATAGGGAGCGACACCGTGCGAATCGTCGTAGCCTGCTACGCCAGCGACTATGCTGAGAGCATAGAGCTCGCGGAGGCTGTGCGCACTGCGCTTGACGGCAAGTTCGACCTTGTGACGGTGGATGGTCTCACCCTCCGCTCGTCACTGCTCATCGATGCCCAGGACTACGCTGATGATGAGGGCAATTTTGTCCAGGAATTAAGTTTCAATCTAAAAATATAAGACCATGGCAAACACGGATTACATCAATGGCAGCAACCTCCTGCTCATGGTGGGAGAGAAGGCGATAGGTCACTGCACCAGCCACACGCTGACTTTCAATTCTGAGACCAAGGAGAGAGCCGTCAAGCCGCCAGCCAGCGAAGCCGCCTCAAGCGGACTCTGGAAAGGCAAGGGCGTGACCGGCTTGAGTATCAGCATTTCCGCTGAAGGCTTGCGCTACACGGGCGAGGCCGAGAACGGATTCGAGGAGCTCGGCCCACACTGGGGTCAGGGAACCTCCGTCACCGTCAAGGCTTTCAAGCGCGGCAGCGACAGCACCCCTTACGTTCAGGGCAGCTTCATCATCGCAAGCATCGAGGAGACCTCTCCTGCACAGGATGACGCCACCTACAGCATCTCGCTTGAGAACGACGGAGAGCCTACCATCTATCCAGGCAAAACTACTGCTGGAGGCTAACAGCAATAAACACCTACGCGTATGAAGAGCTTCGACATACAGATCAATGGAGAGATGTACCCATGTGGAATGACCATGGGTGCATTTCTCGATTTCAAACAGCAGACGGGTTACGACCTGTCGAAGGCTGACATCTCGGACATCTCCGACAACATCACCCTGATGTGGTGCGCGGTGCGCAGCACCTGCCGGAGGGAGAAGAAGGAATTCAACCTCACGCTGACCGAGTTCTCCGACGCCATTGGATTTGACACGCTCGCCGATTTCCAGAAGAAGCTGGCTGAGTATATGGGAGGGAGTCAAAAAAAAATGACGGAGAAGAAATAGACATACACGACATCTACGGCTACGCCGTGGGTGTGATAGGCTTAGGCACGGATGAGTTCAGGCAGATGAGCATCGACGAGTTCGACGCTGTCGCCAAGGCTTACCGTGAAGTCAGGGAACAGGAGTATCATGACGGCTGGGAGCGGATGAGGGTGCATGCATCCATCTGCGTCCAGCCGCATGTGCGTAAGAGGGTCACTCCCAAGACGCTTCTCCGCCTCCCGTGGGACGGCGGTGAGAAGAAGCCGGTGGCGGAAGACCCCGGCAGGGAGGAGTCGATGAGGCAATACAATGAATTGATCACACGGCTGGAGCAGTCCGGTCAGATTAAACAACAGAGACATGGCAAAACATGACATTAAGATAGGGGTCAAGGTCGGCGTTGAGGGTCAGGAATCGGTGACCTCAGCCGTCAAGAGTGTCGGCGACCTCAGCAAAGCCCTTGACAAGGCATCCGGTGATGCCGGTGAGTTCTCATCCGGGCTTCGGGACATGTCGAAGTACACGGATGCCTTCGACAAGATCGCTGAGTCAAGCAAGCCGCTGAAGAGCCAGCTCCGTGAGATGCAGAAGATTCTCGGGGAGATGGAGTTCAAGGGCTTGTCTGGCACTGACGAGTTCATCCGCATGGCTGAGCAGGCAGGTGGCATGAGGGATGCCATGGATGATGCGGCTGCATCCGTCCGCTACTTCGCCGACGACATCAAGGGCATCTCCACAGCAGTCGGTCTGTTCGAGGGTGTGGCAGGTGCCGTGTCCCTCGCCCAGGGTGCGCTCGCGCTTTTTGGTGACGAGAACAAGGAGTTCGAGGAGACGATAAAAAAGGTGCAGGGAGCCATGGCTCTCGCCAACGGTGTGCAGCAGGTGGCTAACACCCTCAACAAGAACTCCACCCTTGTCATGGGTGTGGCGAACCTGCAGAAGCGGCTCGCCGCCAAGCTCGCCCGTGACCACGCCACAGCTGTGGTCGGTGAGACCACGGCGACCAAGGGCGCGACACTCGCCACCAAGGCACTCAATGTGGTGATGAAAGCGAATCCAATCGGACTTGTCATCACAGCCATCACCACGCTGATTGGCTTGTTCGCCATATTCCGTGGTGAGACGGAGGAGAGCACGGAATCCCTCAAGAAACAAGAAGAGGAAATCGATAAGCTTACCGGGAGCTGGGACAGCCTTCGGGAGCGTGTCGGCAACGCCGCCGGTGAGATGGTCAGCAAGTTCCAGACCCTTGCCCTGCAGTGGTCAATGCTCAGGACTGAGGGGGAGCGCCAGCAGTGGATCCGGAACAATGCGAGCAACTTCGAGCAGCTTGGTCTGAAGATAATGGATGTCACCACAGCCAACAAGGTGTTCATAGACCAGCTTCCGAGGATGATTTCACTCATGCAGAAGATGGGCGAGCTGAAAGGGCTGGAAGATGCGTATTCGCAAGTGCAGAGTGATTATTTTAGCTGGTTGCTCAAGCGTGAGAAGTCGAGGGCTACAGGAGATTACTACACCAAGGCGACCGAGCAGAACGTGTCTAAGGCAGAGAGGGAGGAACTTGGAATCGGCAATCGGATATGGGTTCAGGATACACACTCAGGCACGGCTGGTGTCGCAAGCGGCTATTATTCTTACGAGTATTCGGCTGCTGAGCTTGAGCGGGTGAATAAGTATCGTGAGAGACAGGCACAAGAGACGCGCGAAGCCATCCTTAAGCAGGCAAAGTCTGAGTATGATGTGGCGAGCAAGGAGTATCGGGATATATATCAGAGACTGTACGGCGAAGTATCGGATGCGCAATCAGAGCTGAACCGTATCATTGGGAGCGGGACTGTCTATAACAGGTCCACCTCGTCGAATCCTTATTCCCAGACCACCTCCCGCAAGACTTCAACCACAAAGGAAAAGCAATACAAGCAGGTCAAGGCTAAGCCTCTTCAGGATGCGGTCAAGAAGGAACTGACCGAGATGGAGAAGCTGGAACAGCAGCGTGATGAGTTGCAAAAAAAGCTGTCCAATCCGAAGCTCACTGAGTTTGAGCGAAGCGAGATTCAGAGTAAGTTGAGCGCGCTCAAGGATGAGATAGAGTTTAAGCGGAACTGGACATCGGAGCGTATGTATGTGCTCAATATCCCCGCCAATGACTTCACCGCTGTGCTTGAGGGAGAATTTGACATCGACCACAAGAACTTCGAGGAGACGATGCGGAACTCGCTCAACCAGTTGTCAACCACGACGACTCTTAATGTTGACCCCCGCAATTATTTCTCCCAATTCCAATGGGACTCACTCCTTCACAAGGAATCCGCCCTCAGCAATGCCCAGACAGGCATCTCCCAGGTGCAGGGCTGGTTCGATGCTGGAATTATCGGCAAGGATAAGGCTCAGGAGCTGATTGATGCTTTCAACACCCAGCTCAAGATTGAGGGTCTCGACCCGATAGAGGTCAAGCTCGACGCTGAGGATGCCAAGGCTACGCTTCAGGACATCGGCAGCATGTGGAGCAGCGTGAAGGGAGTCGGCGATGCCGTAGAGCAGCTCACCGAGGGTCTGAGCGGCAACCTCAGCGCATGGGAGACCATCAAGCTCGTCATGGACTCGTTCCTGTCCGCGGCTCAGGGCATCGACGGCATCATCCAGCTGATTGACCGCTTCACCGAGTCCACCAAGGTGAGCACTACGACTACCGAAGCGCAGACGCAGGCTACGCAAGCGCAGACGATGGCGACCGCCACAGACACGGCGGCGTCGGAGGTCAAGGCAGCCGCCAATGCGGGTGAGGCTGTCACCAATGCCACCAAGGAGGGCACCAAGGCAGGGTGGCCTGGTCTGCTGTTCGCCATACCAGCGGCACTCGCAGCCGTGATGGCTGGTCTTGCGATGGCTGGTGCTTTCGCAGAGGGCGGAATCGTGGGAGGAACGCAGAAGCAGGGAGACCGCCTGCTTGCCCGTGTGAACTCCGGTGAGATGATTCTCAACACCCGCCAGCAGGCGAACCTGTTCCGTCTGCTCAACTCCGGGATTGACGGACAGCGGGTGAGGATGCCGAGGGCGTTCATCAATCCACTCGCCGTTCAACCTCAGCAACCGCAGGCTGTCAGATTCGAGATTGACGGGCGTAAGCTGGTCGGTGTGCTGAGCAATGAGACCACCATTTCAAGCCGTTCCGGCAAGCGCACGAATATTAGAATATAATTCCCCTAATTATTTGCATTTTCAGATGATTTTTCTTAACTTTAAGCCAAAATCAGGATAACATGTTTCTGCACGGAAAATTCATCAATCAGCAGGGCGCAGAGGTAGAAGTCCGCATCCTCACCCGTGGTGACGACAGCCGGGAGCTGGTCATCGGTGAGGATGGGGGCTCCGTCTTTTTTACGGACGACCCCGTGGAGATTTCCAGCGAGGTGAACGACACCTTCGACCACCTCCTGCGCTCGTCCTGCACCATCCGCCTCCAGTCAAGGGACTACATCCCGGAACTGTATCAGCCCAACTGCCTCGACACGGCGGTGAATGTGCTGAAGGATGGCGTGTGTGTGTTCGCCGGATATGTCGAGCCGCTGACCTATTCGCAGGGATACAACGAGCTGTACGACGATATCGAGGTGAACTGCGTGGATGCCCTCTCAGCCCTTCAGTATCTCAACTACGGAGGAGTTGGGGAAGCTGGCGTTGACTATGACCAGCTCCGTGAGGCAGCCACGAGGAAGACATTCATGGACATCCTTACCAGTGCCATCGCCAAGGTGACGGAGAACCTCATCATCGGAGACGGGACGATCCGGTGCCTCTACGACCGAAGCAAGGCTGTGGACGAGACCGCCGCCCACCGTGACACCGTATTCAGCGACATCAGCATCTCTGAGCTCCTGATGCTCGGTGATGACGAGGAGGATGTGTGGACACTCCAGGATACTGTGGAGGAGATGATGCGCTATCTCAACCTCCACATCGTGCAGGAGGGATTCACGTTCCGCATCTTCGACTGGGCATCCGTCAAGGCTGGCTCAGCCATCTCATGGCTCGACCTGCTCAGCGGGCAGTCGGTGGCGGGTACATTCGCCGACGTGACCATCTCTGGCGACAATGTCGCAGACACGGACACCCAGCTTGACATCGGCATGGTGTACAATCAGGTGACCGTCAACTGCGAGATAAAGGAGATTGAGGACTTGATTGAAGACCCGCTGGATGATGAGTCGCTCTCGTCGGATTACGACAGCTATGTCCACTATGTCCGCGAGTACGACCTGCGGGGAGATGACGGGAACCTGTTCGCCCGGATGGTGGGTGATGACGAGACCGCCCTCAATGACAAGGCGACGAGGACGGACTGGTACATCCAGGCGATGAAGGTCAAGGGGTGGACATTTCCGATGACCTCAGCCCTGCTCACGGCAGATGCCTCAGAAGTGGGGACCGGCTGGAGCAATGCGGACAAGGACATGGACATCAACGCCTTCTTCAAGAGGAAGAACACCACCCCGTCGGGGATGATGACCGACCAGGAACTGGTCATGGACTGGGTCGGCAGGCACATCACCGCCGGTGTGTTCAAGGTCGGCAGCATCAAGAAAACCCTTGACGGCAAGGACAACTCCGTCATCGGCAAGCTCGACCTCAAGCCGCTGCTCTATGTGTCCTGCGTGGATGCTGCGAGAGCCGACAATACAAGCAGACCATACGGCATGTATCTCATCCACCGGATCGCCGACACCGCCTTGCCGGACGCAGTCCTCAAGGAAGCCCAGCCGCTCGCCATCTACCATGGACCCGGTGCGGGCACACTGCTGACTCCCGCGGATTCATTGACCAAGAACTACATCGTCATCAGCGGAAAGATGGTGCTCAACAGTCCGGGCGACTCCTATGTGGACACTGACCACGCGGGGTGGATTCCAGGGCGCGATGAGAATGACGTCACCTGCTACACCCGAAAGTACTACAAGACATCTCCAGCCTATTACAGGCAGGAGGAGCGTGACGGCAAGAGGTACGAGGTGTATGTGCCGAAGTCGGAGACCGCCATCGACCCAGCCATCAAGTGGTGGGGGCTGTATCCGTTCTCAGGCGACGACCGCAAGTACTACAAGTACAAGTACAGCGAGGTTGGTGAGAGCATCGACAAAGTGAGCAAGGTGTCCCTCCTTGCCTGCATGCTGAGAATCGGCGACAAGGTGCTCGTCGAGGACGGCATCAACAAGGATTATATCAGCAACGGCACCATAAGCGACTTCCACTGGTACGATTACAAGCCTATGGAGGAGTGCGAAGATGAGGACGAATACTACGCCCAGTGCTTCTTCATCGGGATTGACCCGAAGATTGATGACTGGCAGATGGGGCAGGAGTTCGACATCGCCAACAACATCGACTTCTCGATGGGACTCGGTGTGGAGGGGATGGCGGTTCCAATCACATCCGCTGACCGCATATCGGGTGATGTCGAGTTTACGATTCTTGGACCGGTCAACAACCTTTACAACAACTACACCCGCCGCCACAAGACATGGTTCAGGAGCGAGAAGTGGACACAAACGGAGCAGCAGATGCTCATCAACGCCTCAGCAGTCATCGTCAAGGACTTCAAGATGCGGGTCTATACCGACAGCGGTCTGCTGACCAACACCGAGGACAACGACCTCGCTTATGTCAGCGACACGGACGAGACTTTTACCAACAAGAAGGACAACATCACCTTCCGTTTCGTCTCTGCCCTCACGAGGAGCGAGTGCGCCGCCCTTGGAGTGACCAACAGGCTGCACCTGTCCATGCCGTTCGACGAGTCTGCCGGTTGCGGCATCCTCAGCATCTACGACCGGGTGCGTGACCTCGTCGAGAAGCCTGAGAAGCTCTATGTCGATGCCTATTACCAGGAATACCACGAGCCGAGGCTCACCATCACGCAGACCCTCCGTGACAGCCAGTCCGTTGACGCATTCAACCATTACCGCCTCCCTGCGGCAGGCAAGGACTTCTATGTCTATGGCATGAGCCGTAACCTGATGGCAGGCGAGGTGACACTCAACCTTAAAGAGATAGAGCCATGATAGATGTCAAGATAGTCAAGAAAGCCAAGGGCACAGCCACCGCCTCATCAGGATCGGGAGGCAGCTCCAGCGTGACCGTCACCCAGCAGGGCACGGTCAATGATGCCCGCCACGCCAAGCAGGCTGACGAGGCTGCCATTGCCCAGAGGGCGCACAACGCCGACAACGCAGACCGTGCAGCCTATGCGGACCGCGCGGGGATAGCCGACCGTGCGACCTCACTCAGTCCAGATTCCCCGGAATTTGACAAGTTCCTCCGCAAGGACATCGACGATGAGGCTGCTGGCAACGTCACCTTCGATCAGACCATAGATGTCAAGGGCAACACCACGCTTGAGGGAGACCTCGACGCAAGGGGAAGCGTCACCTTCGACCAGACCATAGATGTCAAGGGCAACACCACGCTTGAGGGAGACCTCGACGCAAGGGGAAGCGTCACCTTCGACCAGACCATAGATGTCAAGGGCAACACCACGCTTGAGGGAGACCTCGACGCAAGGGGAAGCGTCACCCACGGAGGTACAACCGTCCATCAGGGGCAGACCACCCACAACGCCCTTGCGAGATTCAACCAGGATGCTGAGATTCCAGCCGACTCCACCGAGAGGGTTATGGGCACAATCAAGTTCATGGCACCCCTCTCAGACGGAGCGGATGTCACCCCACAGGAGCGAGGCTACATCAACGGAAACGGAAACGCCCAGCTCCAGACATTGGATGTCAAGGGCAGAGCCGACCTTGAGGGCGTGGCTCATATCCACGAGCTCATCTCAGAAGCCGTGACAGGGCAAGCCGAGGACTTCATCGACGGCTATGACGGACACGGACTGAGAATCTGGAAGGAGGAAGACCCAGTGTCCGAGAACAAGTACAAGTGGCACATAACCGCCGACTACCTCACCATCCGCCAGCAGATGAAGGTCTTTGAGCTATTGATCCAGAAGATACGCTCAACTGGTGGAACGATTGTGGTGAGCAACGCAAACGGAAAGGTCAAGTCCGTGAGCAAGTCGGTTGACAACACATGGAGGCTCACTTTTGAGACAGGGTGTGACTTCGCAGTGGGCGACATCATCCGATGCCAGTCGTGGAAGAACATGCGTGAGCAGGGCAGTCATGTCGAGACCTCCGCTTGGACGGGCAAGGTCTATGCCGTTCAGGGCACAGGTGAGGATGCCGTGGTCATCATCCCCGACACGGCGGAGTGGTTCTCAGGCTCAACTCCCAAGGGGGGCGACGAATGTGTGCAATGGGGAAGCACCGACACGGCAAGGCAGAACATCATCTACATTACCGCGGCTGAAGGTGACAACCCTGCTGTCGATATGCTCGGTGAGGTTACTGGACCGGGAACAGGAAACCTCCATGTGAGGATTGGCAAGCTCGACGGCATCGTCCCCGGCTCTAATGTCCTCGTTCCCCAAGGATGGGGACTGTATGCCGACAATGCGTTCTTGAAAGGTAAGTTCGTGCTGGAGAACGGAAAAGATGTATATCAGCTGTTTATTGCCGCAGACGGAAGGCTGGAGAGCACCATCAGCGAGACGAGGGCACTGACAACGGGAGACTCCATCATCGCCAATCCTGCGTTCTTGGATGGATTCCAGCCGTGGAACTACTACCATGTCACTTCGCAGTCGCTTTCTGATGGGGTTGTCATCCTCTCAGACGGAGAGAAACTTCTCAGCGGTGTGGGCGATGCCACCAAGTATGTCGGACTCGTCACCGAGGGCATGAGAAGATTCGTCAGGATAGTTGACAATGAGTCCACCGACCCCGACATCGGCATAGAGCAGGACGTGACCTTCATGCGTCAGGTGGATGGGAAGAAGACAGTGGAGCTGAGCTTTGAGTATAGAATCCACACAAGCGGTGACGTGCTCATCACCATCGATTCCTACAAGGACGGACTTGTGGGTTCGCTCTCCACTGAGAAGACAAGCGACCTTTATGGACTCCAGTCGGCACTCGTCAAGGATGGCGAGTGGCACACTGCGAGGGTCTATGGAACGTATGTGTCGGGCAATGGAAGCATACAGGTGTGCGCCAAGGGCAATGTGGATTTGTCCGCTTTCCAGCTCTACGAGGCGGTGGGAGTTCAGAGCCTGTCAACGAGCATCACGCAGACGAGTGAGCAGATTGCCTTGCAAGCCGAGAGGATTACCGAGGTTGAGGGCAACGTTGAGGGTCATGAGGCGATGATAGAGAGCCTGTCAACGAGCATCACGCAGACGAGTGAGCAGATTGCCTTGCAAGCCGAGAGGATTACTCAACAGGGGAATCAGATTGTCAGGATGAACTCGTCTATCAACGAACAGGCGGGGCAGATTGCCTTGCAAGCCGAGCAGATTACTCAGCAGGGGAATCAGATTGTCAGGGTGAACTCGTCTATCAACGAACAGGCGGGGCAGATTGCTCTGCAAGCCGAGCAGATTACTCAGCAGGGGAATCAGATTGTCAGGGTGAACTCGTCTATCAACGAACAGGCGGGGCAGATTGCTCTGCAAGCCGAGCGGATTACCGAGGTTGAGGGCAACGTGGAGGGTCATGAGGCGATGATTGAGAGCATGAACTCGGAGATACAGGTGAACGCAAGCGGAATATCCGCACTCACCACAAGGGTGACTACCGATGAGGGGAGAATCGGCTCATTGGAGCAGGCGGGATTCGTCAGCGAGAGCGACTACGCATCGGTGTTCGCCAGCAAGTTCAATGAGGGAATATCCACCACCATCGAAGGCACGTTCGCCACCCAGTCGGCACTCACCTCCGCCCAGAATCAGATAAACCAGAACCTCTCGCAGAACTACTACGACAAGGATGCGGTGGACAGCGAGATAAGCGGAGCGACCACAGGGATGCTCACCACCTCCAATGTTGGAACGATTTTCAGCGGCTCGTTTGAGAAAGACCCCGTGACAGGCAAGTGGGATTACAACATCACTGCCCAGATTTCGGTGTATAACTTCATCGACCACGATGCCGTGTTTGAGAGCGGTTCAGACACTCAGATAAAGGGAGGCATCCTCCTGTCTGCGGACATGATTACGCAGGTTGCTCAGAACATATCCCTCACCGCTGACCGCATAGACTTCCGTGGATTCACCGACATCAACGGATTCACGGTGGACACAAGCGGAAACCTTACCATTGACGGAGTGGTCAACAACAACCTCATGGTCATCACGTCAGCCAATGTGTACGACCGATTCTCCCATTACGGCAACCAGACTTGGCTCGATCCTTCGATGCTCGGCTCAATCGTCAAGCTCGACTCATCACTCGCACAGCTGACTATCCAACTTCCTTGGATGAACTACGACAGCGGAGAGGGATACAAGCAGGGAACTGATGCGAAGCTGACCCTTGACGAGATGCGAAGGTGTATCGGGAAGAAATTCGTCATATACTCCGAGGGGATTGGGCATAATTTCCAGTGCGGAACACAGGATGACGGATGGCTCATCAGCGAGGGGGACAACATCTTCTCCGACCTCGACCGCTTTCCGATGGATTCCGCAACCGCTCAGACCAAGAGCTTCACGAGGCAGTACAACACTGGCATCAAAGCGGGGCACTGGATTGAGCTGGAGTTCTGCCTCGGCAACTACAAGGACTATGAGTGCTTCTATTGGAAGATGCGCTACGTTGACTGCTCCATGCTACCAGACGACATAATTGATTAAATCAGAGACCTATGGCATACGAAGAAGAAATTGACTTTCAGCCTATAGAGCAGGCGATACAGGATGACCTCGTTTCCAATGCCCTTGACGTGACCTCCACCCCTCTGACCGAGGACACGGAAGCCACCGTACAGGTGACCGCAGTTGAGCAAGGCATACCGAGGATGCGGAGGATGAAAATCTCCAAGCTCACGGAGAATGCCGACAAGGCGGCGAGGGAGGCGAAGGGCAAGGCAGACGAGGCTCAGACGGCGGCGAGGAAAGCCACCGATGCCGCCACCGAGGCGATGTCAGCGGCGGAGAGTGCGAGGAGTGCGGTATCAGACACGCAGACCGCCATCGAAGACCTCCGTCAGATGATTTCCGCCTATTACCAGCAGGCAGACCAGAACGTGAAATTGAGGCTCGTGGAACTGGCTCAGATGGCGGACACAGGGAGGCTGGAGGTTGCGGTATCTGCCGACACAACACAGCTCTTTGAAGACTTCGTGGCGGTGACAGGCTACACAGGCTCTTACAATGACTTTCTCATCCTGCTCGGACAGGGAGGAGGGGCGAGCATCATCATCGACACTACGCTCTCACCCACAAGCACTAATCCAGTCCAGAACAAGGCCATAAAGACGGCAATGGACGGAAAGCAGGACGTGATTAACTACCTCACGAACCAGGAATTAAACGAGATGTTCAACGATATTTTCAACACATAAAATTATAGACTATGGCATCAAATTATGACGGCAACAAAGGAGTGAACGGCAATGGCTTGCTGTACTTCATCGGTAAGGTCAAGACATGGATTGACACTTACTTCCTTAAGAAGAACCTCGGCTCGTCCAAGGCATCCAAGGTGGTGGTCACGGACTCTTCTGGCAATGTGGATGTGAGTACAATCTCAACCACGGAGCTGGGGTATCTCAGCGGAATGAACCAGAACATCAACACGGCACTTGGGAACAAGGCAAACCAGACGGACTTGACCGACCTTGGGGAAGCTGTTCAAACGGAATTTACCCAAATCTGGGATGAATTTAACACCTATCAGAAGAAGATGACGATAGGAGGAGGAACTGCTGGAGCTGTGACCACCATCTCCGCTGGAACGAACACGAGCATCACAATCTCCGCTGATGGGAAGACCGCCACGCTGGCATCCACCGACACGAAGATGTCGAACAAGTCCTACACGGCAGGCACGGACACCAAGGTGGTGGTGGGAACGAAAATCACTGGCAACAACACCCTCGCCGACACGCAGAAGACACTCACCGCAGGCACAGGCATCTCCATCACGGGAACGGCATCTGCCATCACCATCGCCAACGCACAAGCAACAGACAGCACGCTGGGAGGTGTGAAGGTCGCGGGTGTTGTTACAGGCTCTGACCAGCAAGGCTTGAATTATGTCGTGAAAATCGCATCGGGAGGCTCAGACGACGGAAAACTCTGCATCGAGACAGCATCCACTTCCCACGCAGGTGTGATGTCGCCAACGATGGTGACCGCCCTCAACAACGCCCTCCCTGCATCAGCGGTCAAGAACACCGAGCAGTCAGGCTCTGCGGCATCCACCGATGTGGTGTATCGGTGTGACTACATCAACACGGCAATGGGGAACAAAGCACCTCTCGCTTCCCCTGCCCTCACAGGCACTCCTACCGCCCCGACTGCCGCCACAAGCACCAGCACCACGCAGATTGCCACCACGGCATTCGTACACGCAGCCATTGAAAATGCGGACATCGGAGGAAAGACCTACCAAGGCAACATCGCATCCGAAGCTGCACTGAAGACCATCAAGACCTTCAAGCAGGGTCAGTACTTCACGGTGTCAGCCGCCTTCACGTTCGCAGACGGCTCATGGGCACTTGGAATCGGTGACATGCTCTTCGTAAAGGAGAACTACACATGGGCAAGTGGCAACGTTGACGGAAGCAAGTTCGCAGCCGTACAGGGCAACAACGACTATCTGACGAACTCGGAGCTTGACGCCATCTTCACCGAGGTGTTCGGCTCAGCGGCATAAGTTGTTCAGTTCTTTTTATTCTTTATTCATAATTTTATTTTAAAGGTTTGTAACTCTTTATTCGGTCAGGCGGTTCGTGAGAATAGTCTGACCACCAATTTAAAACTACGCAATTTATGAATTACAAGGAATCCATAACCGCACTGCTCGAAGGCTTGAAGGGTATCTTTGAGAACAAGACCGCCACGGAGGCATCCGCCATCGCACAGGCGGCGACCAAGCCGAGCACGATATTCTACACCTCCGACACCCACGCCATCGTGGTGGGAGGTCAGGTGTACGGCAGGAGCAATCAGGTGAGTGCCGATGCTCCCTTTGCCTACCTGCCTGCTGATGTGTCAAGCCCATCGGCTGACCCTCAGTTTGACGGCAACCATGACACCATATACATCCAGCCAATCAAGACTGGTGCTGATGCTGGTAAGATAAAGCTGTGGTGGTATGTCAATGGTGCTTGGACGAGCACTGACACCCTTGACTTGGTTCTGCCAACTGATGCAAGTGACATCACCTATGACCTGACGAATACTCCTGACTTGGGCAGTGGTGACGTTCAGAGTGCCATTGAGGCTTTGGACAGCAAGGTGGAGGAGGCCAAGGAAGATGTGGTGAGGACTGGCTATCTGATTGCATCTTGGGAGGATGACAAGATACTGACGAGCACCACCTATGCCGTTGGAAGCACAATCGGTGAATGGGGCAATGGTGTGAGGTATGGTTGCCGTGGTGTGAGGCTCAATGTGAAGGAAGGTGACAAGGTATTGCTTGACACTTACTCCCCTGCGTTGTTTGGCTTGATTTTCACTGATGAGAATCGTGTGGTCAAGGCACTCTACAATGACCGAAGGTTTGATGGTGTGTGGACTGCACCATGCAATGGATATTGCTATATACAGGATGTGCTTTACAGGGATAATTTTCACTATGCCTCTGCCCACGGACACCTTGCCTACATGGCTCATGATGCGAGGAAGAGGGTGGCTAAAGGTGGGGATTGGTATAATGAGATTGCACCAAAAAAACTCAATGCCATATTACCTTTCACTGGTTCATTCAATCCGTCCGCTGGTGGTCAGCAATATTACATCGGTTCTAATGGCATTGCGACATCTACAGGCTCTGCCTTCCTCACTTATTACAATGCACTCAACACAGGCAAGATGCAATACAAGTTGGTGGCAGTCCATGCGGTGATTCATGAGAACGGAACTACGGCTAAAGGAACACTCACTGACGTGTATTATAACTCAACCACATCAACTTTAAAAGTACATTATGGTGAGGTTGTTGGCACGTTTACCGATGGAGATAAAAGTGCTTGGACTGTTGTCATAAAACACGCAACATCGTATGCACAGGCAGGCTTTGGCTTGTATTTCAGTTGCACGACAGGTGGCTCATTGAAGATGACGATAGACAAGGTATTCGTCCACACCTCATCCGACTTTGCCGAACTCTATGCACTTGCCCAGAAGATAATCAATGGCGAGGTTGAGGTTGATAATTTCTATGGAGTTAAAGAAAAGGAGGTTGACCTTGTGCGTAATGCCATAGGCTTGCAATCAATCAGTGACCTTGGGTATAACATCCTTGAACATGGGGCAACCTTGCCTATTGATGAGGAAGGGTATAAATATGCAAAGGAAATATATGATAGGTATAAGGATAACCCACCGACAAGTGCGAGGGGGTTATTCGCAAGTGATTCGGAACTTGTGTATATGCCTCATATTGATTTCACTCATCTGAATACGTCCTCCGAATTATTCCCAATTTTTTGCAGATATGCTGGCAATTTGATTTGCATAGGTGATTTAGTTGCCCCTTCCACAAGTTCTTCGGAAAAAGGAAATGACCTTAACAATGCTTTTGAAAGTTGTTTTTCGCTAAAAAGAATTGGCAACATCACTTTGCCAACTAATAAAGCGGTTGGTGCAAGTCGGGCATTTTACAATTGCTATGCATTGGAATATATAGGCAAGATAGTTGGTAAGATGCATTCAATCAACCAAGCATTTGCTAATTGTTATTCACTTGAAAGAATTGAGGAAATAACTTGTGAAGATATAAACACATCATCCTCTTCTACAGGACTTGTGAATCTCCGCTATGCCCTCTTCAAGAATATAGGACATGGTACTGAAATTTTTTCATTTGGATTCAGCGGTGCTACTGTTTGGGGCATCCCTAATGACAAGCATCCTGATGCCAGACAATCATTGGTTGATTCCTTGCTTACATACTCCTATGACAGGGTTAATGACCCCGATGGACTTGGCACTGCTGGCACTACCTGCACCATTACTTTAAGTGCCAATTCCTATGCACAACTCACGGCATCAGAGATTGAGCAAATAACCGCTAAAGGCTACACCTTGACCCATCCATAAAAGAAAAAGCCACCCGACTTTCACAAGTGGGATGGCTATGAAAAATTATTGTAGTTAACGAATTTTATTTCATTGCAAATTTACGGATTTTCAACTTAAAAAACAAACATATAATGGAAAAATTACAGGCGAAAGACAACTACTGGCTCACGCAAGCCAAGGACACCCCACTCATGGAGAGGGTGTTCGCCAAGGAGGTGGCACTGGGTGTCAACGACAACAAGGCAAACTGGAAGCAGATAACCCACAAGGAATACTTGGATTTCAAGGAGCAGATTGACGCAATCCATGAAGAGGAGATGGATGGGTTTGCGCCGTTTGAAACCCCACAAGAGGAAAGCGAGGTGGAGAATGAATGACACGAAGAAACGCAACATACAAGGCACTATCGTGGCTTTCATACTTGGCTTGCTCTTCGGAGGCCTTGGCACAATCACGATGGTTGCCCGTGAACTCATGCAAGCCTACAAGTACGACTTTGACGTGGAGACCGATGACATCATCCGCTACTCCATCACGGCAAGTGTTGGGAGCGTCATTCAGTTACTAATTCTTACACTATGGATTCTATGAGGGACATACTTGACATTGAGCTCATCCTCACTTACCTCGCTCCGAGGATGGTGATAATCGTGGCCACATGGGTGGTGGTGTTAGCCGCCTGCCTTGTGGACTTGTGGAGCGGGGTGTCAACTGCCAAGGCGGTTGAGCAGAAAGTGTATTCGCATGGGTTGAAGAAGACCATCACGAAGTTCTTCGACTACTGGAAGGTGTGCGCGTTCGCTTGGATGTTCGACATGGTGTGCTTCACATTCGATTGGTATAGCTCGCCCTACGCATCGGTGCTCATCGCCCTGTGCGTGCTCTTGATTGAGGGCAAGTCAGTCATCGAGAACAACAAGCGGAAGAAATCCAACGCTGGCAAGATTGATGAGGTGGCGAAGGAGATTGTGAAGGCTGACAACCTCGATGATGCGTCAAGGGTCATCAAGACCATCGCAGAGCTGGTGTCAACAATCAATAAAAATGAGAAATGGAAAGAGGAGGGATAGCGTTCCCTCCGCGTGTGGTTTTTAGTTAGTTTAGTTAGTTAGTTAGAATGTGTTTTCATGACTACGATTTTTTTTCGGTCAGACCGCCCGTGAGGGTCGTCTGGCCACCCATCAAAATGAAAGGAGGCAATTATGGCAGCGATATTACTAATAATCCTTGGAGCGGTGGTCGGAGCGTCCGTCACCCTCTTCCTCGTTGGCGCGCACTCACATGAGTCGGCTGATTCCATCGCCTACACGGCATCTTCCCGTGCAAAGCGGATAATGGAGGACAACGGAGTCCACCCCCGCAAGGCGGAGAAAATCCGTGAAATCCTGGAGAAGGACTTGCTCGCTGAGCTTACCCACGAATAAAGAAATCCCGCACCATCACTGGCACGGGACTCCGAATTTGTAGTTAGTATCTCACGATTCGTCCTTGCACAAAGGTAGTGAATTTAACCCAATTACGCAACTTTAATCGAAACAATTATGGCTACATTCAAGAAAGGAAGCAAGGGGCACTCAGTGACCCTCATACAGCAGGCTCTCGGCATCAAGGCTGACGGAGTGTTCGGAGTGCAGACCGAGGAGGCGGTAAAGGCATGGCAGTCCTCGCATGGTCTCGATCCAGACGGCATCGTGGGCAGCCTCACATGGGCGACCCTCTTTCCCAAGGCTGAGAAAACCAAGCTCGTCAAGTCGGCGAGGAAGATAACCGAAATCATAGTCCACTGCACCGCCACGCCCGAAGGCAGGGACTTCACCGTGGCAGACATCCGTGCCGGACACCTCGCCCGTGGGTTCGTGGACATCGGCTACCACTACGTCATCTACCTCGACGGCTCAGTCCATGAGGGACGGAGCATCCATCAGACTGGTGCGCACTGCACCGGGCACAACCAGAACTCCATCGGCATCTCCTATGTCGGAGGCGTGGAGGCTGACGGAAGGACACCAAAGGACACACGCACCAGGGAGCAGAAGGCTGCGCTCGTCACCCTGCTGGCTGACCTGTGCAAACTCTACAAGCTCCCCGTGACCCGCATCTTCGGGCATTACCAGTTCGCAAACAAAGCCTGCCCGTCCTTCCGCATCGAGCCGCTGAGGGAGGAGGTGGCGAAGAAACTCAAGGAATCATGAGACCAACCAAAACAGCACTCATCCTCATTATCGCATACATGCTGGCACTCACCATCGTGTATGCGCTCGTTGGATGCACGAGAACCGTCAAGACTAACGTCCAGACGCACGACACCATCTTTGTGGAGCATTCCACCACCGACACCCTCATGTCGCATCAGGGAGCATCAGACACCGTATATCTCGCCAAGACCGACACTCTCTACAAGGTGGATGTCCGCCACGATTCCATCTACCGCCGTGACTCAGTATATATCCGTGAGAGGGGAGATACAATCACCATCTACAGGGAGCACTGGAACACCAAGGTGGACATCCGCCATGACACCATCCACCATGTCAAGACCGACACAATCCTGAGATTGAGGCACGACACCATCACCCTCTACCGCTATGCGGAGCGCAAGGACACCTCAGCAGTCGTAAGCCAGTCCGACAAGACAACAGTCAAGGAGCGCACGCCGTTCTGGCTCACGCTCCTCAAGTGGCTCGTCCCAATCGGGGTGCTGGGTGCAGTTGTATGGTTTTTCATGAAGTGGTGGAGGGGGAGATAAGCTCCACCCTCGTATCAAGAGCCCTTGCGATTACGGCAAGTATGTCCAGACCTACGGAGTACTTGCCGTTTTCTATACGCCAGATGTTTGACTGGCTGTAGCCGGTCTTCTCTGCGAGCTGGGTCTGAGTCAGGCCCTTGCGTTCCCTGAGCTCCTTAATCCTCGCTCCGATCCTTAATCTCTCGTCCATTTTCAGAATATGTTGTTTGTTTGTGTGAATTCTCTGTCCTTGAACAGTTCTGCAATACCGCTGAGTTGCTTATATCTCAGCAGCTCATCCGCATCCATCCCTATCTCCTTCATTATCCACTGGTCGCTCATGCCAGCCTTCTTCAGCTCACCTACGATGTTCATCATCAGCTCAACGGAGTGCGACCCCCGTGCTCTGTTGTGACGGATGGTACTTGCCATCCTGTTGGAGATATCCTTGTCGATGACAGAACATGGGAGAAGTCCTCCTTCTCTCTCGTAGATGTCCTTGTGTGTGAGCATGACTGTATAGCGGTGGTAACCGTCCACTATCTCGTAGCGTCCGTCGGGTTTCTGATAGACCACAACGGGCATGGTATAGCCGTCCTCCTTGATAGACTCGTAGAGGAGCCTCATTTCAGGTGGTGCGACATGGTTCGGGTTGTACGAGTTGGCATCGATTTGCTCAACTGGTATGCCCTTGATATTCCAAACAGGTGATTTCATAAATTCGCGTATTTTTGTTGAATTGCCTTTCTTCTTTCCATCTCGTTCTTAGTGAGTGAGAATCCCATGTACTTACACAGATGGTCATTCTTCATGATGCACACGCACATGCGCTTGTATGTGGGAATCTCCTTAAATGCTTTCGACTCCGTGTCGTCAAGGTATTCCATTCTTACAGGCCTCTTGTTGGTCTTGTAGTTGGTGTCATCCATCACCTGGATGTCTGCGCCCTCATCGTTCAGCTCTTTAATTGTATCGTCTGACAGACACCCGCCTTTCTCTCGCCAGAACTTGATGCTTGTCTCAAGTTTTCGGAGGTAGTTATTTCTTGTATCTTCAGGCAGTGTGTCGAGTAAGAAGTACATGTACTGCTTCCATGTAAAGTGTTCGGGTTTGGTGATAGCCTTCCAGCCCATCACGGTGGTGCCTCCGTAGAGTCCGGCGAAGTTCACACCGTTCACCCTTCCGACCATCCGGCCCCATGTGTCTGGATCTATAACCTTGTAAAGCTTCAGAGACTCCTGCCCGCTGTCGATGAAAGGTGATGCCACCCTCATCTTATGCAGGGGAACACCGGCAAGATAAAGCATGTCGTAAATGCGGTTGTAATTCCATCTGTTCCTTGCGTTGGCTGTCCAAACATCCTCCAGCTGGAAGTCGTAAATGGGATAGGCTGCCACACATTTCTTTATCTCCGTTGTCCAGTTCATTCCTTTGTAGTTGCGCCTGTTCTCACGCTCGGCATGAATGGTTCTCCACCGGTTCAGGCTTTCACCCGTCCTGATTCCGACGAAGCAGCAGACATTTCCGTGCGACTCGCAGAGCCATTCGCCGAATCTCTCCTGAAAGTCGTAGTCCCACTGGTTTTTCCGGTAGAAAGGGAACTTGTCAACCGTCATCGCCCATTCAGGCATCTTTCTCACCCATAGATGTCTCATCTCAGCGTCCCATGGTCTCCAGTGATCCTGGAACATGGAGGTGCAGGTCTGCACCTTGAAGGGTACGCAAACGTGGTAGATGTCCGCAACATCCTTATACCGTTCGATGGTGTCATACACATAGTCGGTGGTCATCTGATATTGCGCCTCATAGTCCATGTGGAATATCCCCCACCGCTTTCCAATGGATGCAGCAACCTCCGCTGTCATCTCCAGGAGAACACCGCTGTCCTTGCCTCCGCTGAATGACACGTAGCAGTAGTCGAATTCATTCAGACACCATTCTATCCGTTTTCTCGCCGCTTCATAGACATTCATATAATTCCTCCTTAGTTACTTTTTTCAGATATTCGCTCATGCTTATTTTCTTCTCAATATTCTTGTCGATGAGGTTCTCGAGACCTACGTCACCCGTCAGCTCGTAGTAGTGGCAATCCTGGTCCTGTCCGGTTCTGTACGTCCTCCGGGTGCTCTGAACGTACATTGCGTAATCCCACACCTTGTCGAAATACACGGTGGTGTTGTATTGTTGCATGTTCAGACCAATTCCGCTTTTCTGAATTGTCAGCACCGCACATTCCGGGAATTCCTTTCTGCATAACTCCGCGCTGGCTATGTAGCGGCAGAAAATAATGGTGCGCTCAGGATCGTTTTCCTCAAGAATCTCACGTACGCAGCGTAGCTTGTCCTCGTCTTGGGCGTATGCCATCTGCATCTCCGTCGTCATGGCGAAAAATATGTTGTTGTTCCGCCACTCCAGCATCTCGTCACTCAGGTAGTCTTCCTTAATTTCCCTGTATCTGTCCTTGTTCGCCTCACTGATGTAGTAGTGCTTGGTGTGCCATTTCTGGGTGATTCCGAGTGTGAGGTTGCATTCATAGACATAGTGCCTGATGAGTGAGTGCAGGTAGTCCACATTTTCCATACCTGTGACGAATTCCCTTGACCAGCTGCGGCACCCAATCCGTTTCGTGATGGTCGTCGTCGTGCAGAACGTGCTCTTGAACTGTGCGAGTGTCATGTTGAGAATTTTCGGGCTTAGGAATTCCATCTGCGGCCACATGTCGAGCAGGTTCCTTGACACAGGCGTGCCATTAAGCACCAACTTCCATTTCGCCCGCCTGCCTATCTCCAGGACCCGCTTTGTCCGCTTTGCTTCCGCATTTTTTATTTTCAGCGACTCATCGACAACAACGAACGGTTCCGTGCAGTCTTCCAGAGTATTGATCAACTCCGTAAAGATTCGGTCACTCGCCGAAAGACTCTCCACACCCCAGTAGGTGACGGGGACTTTGAATCCGCCCCATTTCTCCACCTCTGATTGGACCGCCTCAAGTGTCCGAAGCGGTCCAATCCATACAACACCCGTGCATGGGGAAGAGTTGACAAGCGTTATGGACGCCCTTGTCTTTCCCGTGCCCGGTTCCATGAACAAGGCACCGACCTTCCATTCCTGGAGATGCCGGACGGCCTCCGACTGTTGCGTGGTGAGATTCGTCATCTTCGTAAATCCTCAATTTTTTCCGGTTCCACGAAGGTCTCGACACGCTCTGGTGTGTAATGCTCCACAACGGTCTCCACATTACCATAACACCCATTATACTTTCCGTCAAGGTAATGCCTCTCATGGTAGTGTCCAATCCAAAATTGCCCGTTTACGTCGCATGCGGTAATTGGCGTTTTTGGCAGTTCTCCTCTGTTGAGAACGATGTCTGCGGGGTCAATTAGTTCCCCGTGTATGTTATGCTTGTCGTGCGCAAGTGCCTGTCTCAAATTGTAAGGCAGGTTCTCAGCCGCGTTGCTGAATACTTTACGCACCCATGACGGGTGAGTGTCTTCCATTATCTCGACTATAGCAACGACCCTGCCGAGGTTGTAAAAATAGTTCTTGTTGTTCTTGTCAAGTCCCATAATATTATTTTTTAAGTTCAGTTATTTTGTTGTCATGTACTGGTTTCATCTTGCACGGTACATGTTTCTGCACCGTGTACGTAGGCAGCTGCTTGCCGAACTCGTCGAACCAGGCTTGCTTCTTCCTGGAGTACTGGATTGACTTCTTGGACAAAATCCAGGCCGAAATCCAGTAAGCATCACTGCTTGACACCGACAGATCATCACCGAACACCTGAGACGCCGGTATGATATCGCTCGATCCGTCGAAGGCCGTGGCTTTGAAAGCCCTCTCACTTATGCGCTCAAGGGCTTTCAAGCGTACACTATAGCATAAAGTTCTCATCTGAAGCATTCCTTAATATAATCATTGTCCTTGATTGCCTCGTACACTTTCTCGCTGAATGAGAAGAAAAGTTTTCTGGACTTATGGGACAGTTCATTTTCTGTCTCCCAGTACTTGCTGATGTTCACCTTCTTTCTCCACTCCTCGTACTCGGCCATGTAGTCGTCCGTAGCTTTCTTGTAGTCCTTCTTTGTCTTGTAGTCAGATGGTGACGGGTACTTTCTGAACTCTGGCCACTCGGCCTTATTCCTTTCCAAAGCCTTGACGAGCTGGTCAAACTCGTCAACCTTTGCCACAGGGATCCACACCTTGTCGATGTTGAAAGGACGGTATGCGTCACTCCCTTCGGCGGTCACCCAGTAGTCTGGGTTCTTTGGATAATTTCGGATGGCGGGGTAGCTGCTCTTCACTGCCCCGTAGTAATTACCGTCGCCATCCATAACGAACAGGTCTGGCGAGTTCAGCTCGTACTCCGTCGATGCGATGACGTAGTATTCCTTGACTTCCTCAAGAGAGTAAACTGCATCGATGGTCTCGATGAACGGACTTCCGTCCTTCTCGGTGTGCAAGACGAAATCTTCGTCGTCTCCGAGTTCATCAGGAAGCCCGAAGGTTTTGCTCTCCAGCACCTCGTACTTGTAGTAGATGGTGTCAGCCGGAATTTCTTTGAACCACCTTGTGTTCTGCTCTGCTGCGGTGTAAGCCTCGTATGCGTTTACCTTGTAAAGTGTGATAGTCTTCATAATGTTATGTTTTTAAGTTAGTGTAATGTTTTATTTCTGATGCAAAGGTACGGCTTTTTTACTACATATTTGCATTAAATTATATGTTCTACAACATAAAACGCACTTTTTTTATCTTTTTTTTTACCCATTGACGTATTCGGCGACCCTCCTCACCACCATGTCCACCTTGGAGCGGTCATCGGCGATGTACCGGGCGGTCACAGTCTTAGACCAGCTGTGACCCAGGCACCTGCCTATCTGCACCTCCGAGATGTCGAGGTCGTTGGCGGCGATGGATGCAAAGGTGTAGCGGGCGGTGTAGGTGGTGATGTCGGGGAACAGGGGATGGTATATTATCTTCCTCCGCTTCCCGATTTTGTCAGGCACGACCTCCTGTGTGCCTATCTTCTTGAGGGCGATGTTCCACCGCCTCATGAACGAGTGGTAGTCCGCCCTGCCGTCCATGACGGAGAGCAGGTGGTCTCTGCCCTTGTACTTCTCGATGATCCGGCGGGCTTCCGGGACCACTGGCAGGTCAACGTATTGACCGGTCTTCTGGCGGCGGAACACGAACCTGCCGTCCCTGAGCCCCGGTGAGAGCAGCAGGTCGCCCACGTTGACACCGGCGAGATAGAACGAGAGCATGAAGATGTCCCTGTACACCTCCTGCCAAGGCTCCACAGGGTAGTCACGGAGCTTGCGGAGCTCGTCAATGGTGAGGTTGTTGGGCGGAATCCGCTCCTCCTTTATCTTATAATAGTAAAATGGGTACCTGTCCGTGAGCTTCTTTCTCCGCGCCCAGTTGAACACGGTGCGGATGTTGCGGAGGTGGATGGCTATCCCGTTGTCGCTCATCTCCCCATAGAAGGAGCGGAACCCTGCGAGCCAGTCCTCATCGGCGGAGAAGAAGTCCGCCCTTGCGTCATATTCCCTGATTTTCCTCGCCGTCAGGCGGTAGATGCCCGCCGTGTGGTCTGCGAGCCTCCCCGCGTATTCATCGACATAATCGGCGAGAACCTTCTCCGCCGGTGTCTTGCCGGTGACGATGAGCCGGATGTTCTTCCTCAGCTCTCCCTCCGGCATCCTTGGATTCGCCATCAGGTATTCGTCGAGAGCCGCCACCGTCCTGAGCAGCCGCTTGCCCTTCGCCGTACTGTTCCACTCTTTTCTCGGCACACTCAGTCCATGGAACCTCTCACTCACCGTGATGCCGGTGGACACGTCAAGCTTCAGCCTGCCATGCTGCACACGGACACTCACTCCATACTCGCCGTTGCGGTTCGCCCCGCTCCGGCAGAAAACACTGATTACTGTCTTCATTGATCACCTCCTTCCGTCCTTTCCGGCTTTCGGAATTTTGCCACACATTTGCCACAATTTCGCCCGATTTTAACGGCAAAAAACGGCAAAAAACCGAAATACAAAGGATTTTTTTTAAAGGAGGGTCACACTTTGATTGATGATGGGGGTGTCCTTTAAATCGTTGACACCCAGTGCTTTTCTTCGTTTGAGCGGTAGGCGAGGCTCGAACTCGTGACCCTCAGCTTGGGAATGCCCTGTTTTAAGGCTTAATCCTTTGTGCCTTAGGACTTTAATTTGTTAATAGATGTTAATTTTTACTTATTTGCCATAGCGGGCTTAAATTTCAGAAACCATCGGCATAGGTCTTGCGTGGTTTGCCGAACTGCTTCTTGATTTCCGAATATTCCACATAGATTGTCTCACCAACATCGGGAAGAGAACTGCGCTCAACATAATCGTTCTTCAACTCCACCCTAATCTTCGAGATGCCAGCCTCGAACATCTTGAGCTGAGCTTCCGTCGGTTTGAGCATGAGCAGCCCTGTTGGCAGTTTACTTGGGTTATCCAGGTCATTGACCAAGGTAGTCCTCAACTCGATAACCTTTCCGTCCGTGAACCGTATAAGCACACCGGGATGGTCTGGATATACCGTTGAGTTGGTTCCAGTGATGACAAGGGCGAGATACCAGTCAATCGTCTTGTCGTACTTTGCTTTTTCCCCTATTACGGAGAAGCCCCAGCTTCCGCTGTAGCGTCTGTCACCATCGATGATGAACGGTGCGTGGATGGTTCTGCTGCCGTTCTCCTCCGTGTCAGTCAGCCCCATCTGAGCTCGGCAGCTCATCGATGTGATGAGCAGCACAAATAATAGGATTTTACTTTTCATTTCGGTAGATCTTTAGGTTTACTATGCTTGTTTTTTCTTTTTGCCCTGAGTCTCGCTCAGGATTGACAAAAGAAGGTTCTGGGATTTTTCAAGACCGGCGATGCGCTCCATGAGCTCTGCGTTCTGCTTGGTGAGATCGTTGATTCGCTCAAACATACTGCGCTGTGTCTTGGCTAACACTTCTTCAATCATCTTGCCCGTGCCGTAAGCCGTTCTCTTTTGTCCTCTTCCTTCTCTGCCCATATTCTCATAGACTTCAACGACGAAGGGCATATCTGCGGATAAATCGGGGGCGATACCTTTCTCTTCTTTTGGGGCATCCGGCTCACCGTTCCCGGTTCTGAGCCACTCTTCACTGATGCCATAGGCGGCACTGATTTTCTTCAGGGTCTTAGCCGTTATCGTCTGCTGTCCCTTGAGCATCTTCAGCATATTGGACGGCTCAATACCAGCTTTTTTCGCAAACTCGCTCGTCGAGTATGCTTTATTCTCAGAAAGGTGGAGTAACCTTTCTCTGATTTTGTCGTAGTTTGTCATTTCTTTCAATTCTTTCATAATATTTGCTTAACATAAGTTAAATTACCTGATAATATTTGTTTTTATCAGATAATACTATTTACTTTGCCCACGAAAACGAAAAAGCGGGCAAGAAGAGAGCTGCCTATGCAACCTCTTACTCTTTACTCATAACATTTTACCCAACTGCAAATATAGGCAGTTTTTTTCTTCCCGCCAAATATGAAGAAAGGAAAAAAGCAAGAAATCATGGAAAAAGAAAAAATCACAAGGGAATCACTTAGGCAGATAGAGCTTGGAGGGTCGAAAACCTTCTTCGACATAAACCCTGCTGAGGTGGAATCCGTAAGGGCTACAGCCTATCAGATGGGAAAGCTGCTTGAGTGCAAGTTCACTGTGGCGGCAGAATACGCCACAAGGTCAGTGACGGTAACAAGACTGCCATTATGAAGAAGGGCACGGTGGCACGGGTAGAGAAGGTGTGGCTCAGCACAAGGGAAGCGATGGCTTACCTCGACTGCAGCCGTGACTTCCTTGAGACGCTGAGGACATATCCGGGGCTCAACGTGTACAAGCTGGGCAGGTCGGTGTACTACGAGAAGGCATCAATCGACATGCTGATGAGGAAAAATCGTTATTAACAACCAAAAACAAGAATCATGGAAACAATCAAAAAAATTATCGTGGTGCTGCTTATGGCAGCCGGTATAATCCTCCTTATGGGGGAGAGTGAGATGACGTGGGAGCGGACGCTCCTGATGAAGCTCATCGGAATAGGCTCCCTTGCCGGGGCTCTCCAGCTCACGGCGACATGGAAGCTGTTCAGAGACTTTATTGACAACTAACCATTTTTTTATCTTTCATGTGTCAATCAATATTTGACCTGTCCTGGAAGCAGGTTTCGGCTCGGCGGCTGACGGCGGTCAGCCTTAGGATTTCGGATTTGCGTATACTTTCTTTCATAGCTTCGACCCGCCGAGCCTGTGGTTTATAGTTTAATCCCAGTCCCCGTCATCCGGGAGGACAGCGGGGCAATTTTCAAGAACTTTTAAAAACTACAATTATGAGCGAATCTTTTAAATGGATGCATATAACACCCAATAAGGCTGCTGAGATGCTTCGGCATAATCGTGAGAACAGACCAATGAGCCAAGTCACGGTGGATTTATATGCCAGTCAGATGTTGTGTGGGCGGTGGAGATTGTGCGACAATGACCCTATATGCCTGACTGCCGGAGACGATTATGTATTGCTTAACGGGCAGCACAGATTGCAAGCCGTAGTCAAGAGTGGTGTAGGATGCGATTTCTGGGTTAACACCAATGCGAAAAAAGAAAACTTCGATGTGATGGATATAGGTCACAACAGAAGGGTACATGCAATTCTGCAGATTAAGGGCTATAAGAATACCAACAGAATGGCCTCCATTGTAGGGGCTACGCTAAAGCTCCGTAATGGGGGTATGATTTTTGCTGGCTGCGGCAAAAACAAATCCCCCAACATTGGGGGTGGGAAGAGATTGATGCCCCAAGATATAGAGGAGGAATATCTTAAGCATAGAGATATGTATGACCTCTGTATTCGGCAGGCTGACCTTTGTTATAAGTCCGGAAGGATATGCACAACCAAAGCCCTGGGTGGCTATATGGCGTTCTTGATCATAGATGGAGAGCACGCGCCACACGATGTATTCAATTTCTTTGACTTACTTACCGATACTTCGAAGCCCGCTCCGGTATGTATATCGTGTATTCGGAAGACGCTCTTTAATAACCTCGGCAGCAGCAAAAAAATAGAGGACTCGTTTAAGCAGAGAATGATCATCAAGGCTTGGAATTACTATATAACCGGGAAAGAAAATAAAATTGTGAGGGTAACGGACAGAGATGAGGACATCAGTTTTGTTCATGCAAATTATAATAATTATGAGAATTAAGATTCAAGACAGTTTCAATTTCAGTCTCCTCGACATGGTCTGGGAGGCGGCGAAGACAATTTACCCTGTCCTGATGACTCAGGACAAGGTCAGTAAGGAAGACATGGCTGCGGAGGTCATAGACTTCACCCATGTGCCTGACGGGAAAGGTGGTCTGCACGAAGACTACCTCGTAGATGAGGAGCTCGTGAGGAAAGATCCCGTGCCTTTTTATGCGATAATGAAAGCCGAAGCTCTGGTAATCGCGTTTGACCAGATGAAGAACCCGATACTCGGCGGAGACTTTTGCAACGTAGTCGAAGGAGAAGATTCGTCGGCTTTAAAAAATTGATGCCTATGATGGAGATTAAAGTTAATTTGGATGCCTCCCCGAAGCTGGTGGAGTGCATCTCAGGGCTGACCGCCGCCATCCAGACACTGGCGGGTAAGAAGCCCGAAAAGAGCGAGTCTGAGATAGCGAGGGAGCTGCTCAGGACAGGCGGTAAAGTTAAGTCAGACCCCGCCAAGCTTGACGAGACCACACCGATTGAGGAGCAGAAGAAGCTTGCCGAGAAAATCGTGGCAAGGCTCGACGAGGCTGCCGCCATCGGCGGTTCACAGCCTGAGGAGGAAGGGCATCACCCGGATAAGGAAGAGAAGGAGCTGACCACACAGGACATCAGGGAGGCGATGGACGATGTGCGCAAGCGGATAGAGACCGATGCCGATGCCAAGGAGAGGTATCACAAGAAGCTGTCCGGCATGTTCCGTGCGGTGGCTGAGGGCATCGAGCCGGGGAAGAAACCTTCCGAGCTGTCCAGCCAGACAGGAAGGAAGGAGTTCATTGAGAGGATTGCCCACATTGTTCTCAACGGCGGTGAGCTGATTGAGGAGCCACCATTCTAACAAAGTAAGCTTATGGCAGCACATGCATTATTGTCACCCTCTTCGGCGCACAGGTGGTTGAACTGCACGGCGTCAGCGAGGCTTGAGGCGAAAGTACCCGACCAGTCCAGCTCATTCGCCGAAGAGGGTACTCTCGCCCACGCCTACTGCGCGAGAGGGCTGAAGAAATTCCTCGGACTGCCGACCGACGGCGAGGATAAGGAGATTGAGGAGCTCGACCGCTACCACACCGGCGAGATGGACGAGTGTGTGGAGGGCTATGTGGCGCAGGTGCTCGGCAAGTACCGAAGCAGCCTCATAAAGACTCAGGACGCGCGGCTGCTGGTGGAGCAGAGGCTGGATTTCGGCGGCTATGTGCCCAACGCTTTCGGCACCGCCGACGCGCTCATCATCGCAGACGGACGGATGGAGGTCATCGACTTCAAGTACGGCAAGGGTGTCCGTGTGGAGGCTGAGAGGAATCCCCAGATGATGATCTACGCGCTCGGCGCATACGAGGAGCACTCGCTTGAGTATTCCATCGAGCGGGTGAGGATGACCATCGTTCAGCCGCGGCTTGCGAACATCTCAGAATACGAGATAGGCATCTACGACTTGCTGGCATGGGCTGAGAACACCCTCAAGCCGAGGGCGGGGATGGCGTACAAGGGAGAGGGCAGTCAGGTGCCCGGCGACTGGTGCCGGTTCTGCCGTGTCCGGGGAATGTGCAAGGCTCTGGCTGAGGACTGCCTGAACACCGCAGAGCGGTTCAGCGACCCAAGGCTCATCTCACCGGAGATGATGGCGCGGGAGGTGCTTCCGAGGCTGTCAGCCATCAAAACATGGGCTGGCGAGGTGGAGGAGTACGCTCTGCGTCAGGCTCTCGAAGGGCAGCTGTATGAGGGATTCAAGCTGGTGGAAGGCAGGAGCGTGCGGAAGGTCACCGACCAGGACGGGCTGGCGGCTGCGCTGTCGGAGGATTTCTCCGATGATGTGATTTACAAGCCGCGGGAGCTGCGCTCCATCACCGACCTCGAGAGGCTGGTCGGGAAGAAGAGGTTTGCCGAGGTGGGCTCGCCATACATCTCCAAGCCGCAGGGGAAGCCTACCCTTGTGCCGGAGAGCGACAAGAGACCTCCGTTCAATTCAGCGGAGATGGATTTCAAAGATATCGAGTTATCAAGTGTTTAAGTTTAACGTTAAAAAGTGAAATCGTATGATTGAACCAAAAGTGAGTGACGGAAAGGTCGTGTTCGGTCCTTGCAGGCTGAGCTACACGCACCTGTTCCAGAAGTACGTCGGTAACAACGGCGGGGAGGGAAAGTACCAGACAAACGTGCTCATCCCTAAGAGTGAGAAGAAGACCGTGGCTGCCATCCAGCAAGCGATCGAGTATGCGAAGAAAGCCGGTGTGGCAGCCAAGTGGGGAGGCAAGGAGCCCAAGAAGCTGGACATGCCGCTGAAGGACGGAGACCTCGACAAGGATGACGAGGTGTACGAGGGGATGTACTACGTCAACGCCAAGTGCACCACGCGTCCGGGCATCGTGGATGTCAGGAAGAACATCATCACCGACGAGGAGGATGTGTACAGCGGGATGTGGGCCATCGTGTCCGTCACATTCTTCCCATACGACGCATCGGGCAACAAGGGTGTCGCTTGTGGTCTGAACAACGTGATGAAGACCAAGGATGACGCCCATCTGGGAGGACGCGTGTCCGCTCAGGCTGACTTCGAGGACATCAACTACGGAGACGATGATGACGACGACCTGTGATGACTGAGCTGGGAATAGACATAGAGACCTATTCGAGCGAGGACCTCGCCTCCTGCGGCGTGTACCGCTATGCGGAGGCACCCGACTTCGCCGTGCTCCTGTTCGCCTATTCGGTGGACGGGGGCACGGTCAGGTGTGTGGACATCGCATGTGGTGAGGAGCTTCCGCCTGAGGTGCTCTCCGCCCTCACCGACCCTGCGGTCACGAAGACGGCGTTCAACGCCCAGTTCGAGAGGACATGCCTCTCCCGCTGGCTTGGCAGGAGGCTGGAGCCGGAGCAGTGGCAGTGCACGATGGTGGCGGCTGCCCGCATGGGCTTCCCACTCTCACTCGCACAGTGTGCCGAGGTGCTGCACCTTGAGCAGGGGAAGATGACGGAGGGTCGCGCGCTCATCCGCCTGTTCAGCAAGCCGGGGCGTGACGGGAAGCGGAGGATGCCTCAGGACTACCCCGACAAGTGGGAGGTGTTCAAATCCTACAACATCCGTGACGTGGAGGTGGAGCAGGCTGTGCTCGCCAAGGTGCGCCGCCTCGGTGTCACCCCGATGGAGCGGAGGCTCTATGTGGCAGACCAGAGGATCAACGACCGTGGCGTGCTCATCGACCGCAGGATGGTGGAGAACGCAGCAAGGATGGATGATGAGTACAAGCAGTCGCTCCTTGAGGAGGCGAAGAGGATGACTGGTCTGGAGAACCCGAACTCAGGCAGCCAGCTCAAGGAGTATGTGCGCAGGCGCACGGGGATTGGCGTGGACTCACTCACCAAGGGGTCGCTCCCGGAGCTGAGGCACAGGCTCCGCTACTGGCCTGACCTTGTGCGGCTGATGGACATCCGTGCCCAACTGGGCAAGACATCCAACAAAAAGTACCAGGCGATGCTTGACTGCGTTTGCCGTGACGGGCGCATCAGGGGACTGCTCCAGTACTACGGTGCCGCGAGGACGGGCAGGTGGGCTGGCAGGCTTGTGCAGGTGCAGAACCTGCCCCAGAACCACATCCCGGACATCGCCCGTGCGCGGGAGATGGTGTGCGGTGGTGACCTTGAGGAGATGGAGCTGAGCTACGCAGACGTGCCCTCAGTGCTCTCGGAGCTCATCAGGACAGCCTTCGTGGCGGGTGAGGACAGGACGTTCCATGTCTGCGACTTCTCAGCCATCGAGGCGAGGGTCATCGCATGGATTGCCGGTGAGGACTGGGTGCTGGATGTATTCCGCCATGGGGGCGACATATACTGCTCCACGGCGCAGAAGATGTTCGGCGTGCCGGTGGAGAAGCACGGCAGGAATGCGGAGCTGAGGGCAAAGGGAAAGATAGCCACCCTCGCACTGGGTTACGGAGGCGGCGTGTCTGCCCTTGAGGCCATGGGAGGCAAGAGGCTCGGGCTGAGCGAGAGTGAGGAGAAGGACATCGTCCTGAGGTGGAGGCAGAGCAACACACGGATCGTCCAGCTGTGGAAGACGCTGGAGAAGGCAGCCGTCAGAGCCGTGCAGGGTTTCGGACCGGTCACGGTGCACCGGGGAATCACCTTCGAGCGGAGATGGGGCATGCTCCTCATCACCCTCCCATCCAGTCGCACCATCTGCTATCCGAGGGTGCGGATTGAGGAGGAGGACGGAAAGGAGTCCATCGTCTATGAGGGGATGAACCAGGTGACGAAGAAGTGGGAAGAGATACGCACTTACGGAGGAAAGCTCACCGAGAACATCGTGCAGGCGACAGCCCGCGACATCCTCGGAGAGGTGCTGCTCAGGGCGGAGGATGCCGGACTCGATGTGGTGTTCCACATCCATGACGAGATTGTTGTCGAAGCCTCTGAGGGGCAGACCCTGCAGATGGTGGAGGAGCTGTTCAGCCAGCCCATCAGCTGGGCTCCTGGACTGCCGCTCAAGGGAGCGGGATATACGACTAATTTTTATTTAAAAGACTGATTTTGCCAAATGAAACATAGATTTACAAGCATCCGGATCACGAAGGACTGGGTATGGCTGATATGGCGACATGGGATATACGGTATTGAGGTACCCATCTCACGGTTAGCCTTCCAGGAATGCCCCGACATAGTGCGGACTTGGGAAGCGCTGTATTTACCTTGCGCGATTAAGGCATTTAAAAAACATTTGAAAGAATATGAAGGTTCAAATCACAATGGCGGACTTCCCGCCTGACAAGAAGAACTGCGGCAACTGCGAGCGCAGGGGCGGCGGATGTCCGAGAAAGTCGAAGCGGTTCCCGAACGGCTATGCCATCGGGTCACTTGGAGTGGTGAGCGGCATCATCTACTGCTGCCCGCATTACGAAGGGAGGTGGAAATGAGCAGGATACTCAGACCCGATGCGCCGCTTGACATGGACACGCAGGCGAGGCTGCTGGAACAGCTGCTCTCCGTGATGGGTGAGGCTGGTGTTGATGTGCTGGAGTTCGGCATACACCACCTTGTCCAGTCGAAGACAAGCGAAGTGAAGAATGGAAATGAATTGACAATAACGTTAAGATACAAGAAAAAATGAGGAAACCGAAGAAGAGGCAATGCAGTGTGTGTGGTGAGGTGAAGCCTCTGAGTGAATTCTACACCTACAAGTACAAGGGACGTACATACACCCGCGGGCTCTGCAATGCGTGTGACCTCCGGAGAAGGAGGGAGCGTTACAGGGAGAAGCACCCCGGAGGACTGACCTACGACAGGGACACCGGGAAGCTTTGGATGAGGAAGGGAAGGGGCAGAAGCCTTGTGTGGACATCCCAGATGCTGTCAGACATGAGGAGGCTCTTCCCGACGACGAAGAATGATGAGCTGGCAGGTGTGTTGGGACTGGCAGTGAGGACTGTGGTCCGCAAGGCTCGCGAGATGGGGCTTGAGAAGGACAAGGAATGGCTCCACACAATCTGGAAGGAGAATGTAAGGATGGGGCACATGATGAGCCGTGCGCTGGGCTATCCCGGGAGGATCATGCCTGGCGAGCACAGGAACCCAGACGGTGAGTACAAGGCTGGCAGTGTCCACTCTCAGGAGGAGCGCAGAAAAATCAGCGAGGGCAACAAGCGGAACTGGATGCTCCACAAGAGGGAGCGAAGGGCAAAGATAAGAAGGACGAGAGGACTGGACGATGAAGAGAAGACTGCCTTTGTATCTTGACTGCACTCCGATGACCCGCCAGCAGGTGTGCGTGTGCTGCCATGCTGTGCGTGGATGCAAAGGTTGCTGCAAGACTTGCTCCAACGAGTGCAACAGCGGTCACGACTGCGAGCATGAGGTGAATCCTGATGGGATGGACTGCGTGTGGTGGAACAGCATCGTGCGGGCGATGAGAGATGACATGATATAAGATTCACAACCCGACCACCTGAAGAGGTGGCTGGACAAAATAGCAAGCTTATGAAAGTGACATATGACATAATCCGGATTGATGGGGACATTGAGGTGACGGAGGATGTGCCTCAGAGTGACTTTGACCTCATTGCAGAGGCTGAGAAGATGGAGTGGGGGCAGATCGCCTGCCGCCACATGGAGGACGAGGCTCAGACGGAGTGGGCGAAGGAGCGGATACACTCCATCTGCTCCTGGAAGTACCACTCCGAGGAGCGGAGGTGCGGATGCTTGTGAGATATACCCGACCGCTGGCTGTCAGTGTTGTTTAAGGGTTTTAACGTGTTCTGTTTTCGGCACGTCGGCGGTCGGGATTTTGTTTAACTTTAAATTGTGAAGATTATGATTTGTGTGCAATGTAAATTTTATCAGAGGGGCAATGGTTATTGCTCACTGAGAGACCAGGACGTTGCTCCCCACTGCGGATGCGACAAGGGCAGGAGCAAGTGGGATGATGAGAACGAATGTTACTCGGACGATGAGGACGAGGAAGGTGAGGAATTTGACGATTGAGCTGGTCACGAAAAAGATTTCGCGAGCAAAAAACGATGGGAACGATGAAACATAGAAAGGAGATAAATTATGAAAGAACTTACAATAGAAGAAAAAGCAAGAGCCTATGACGAGGCTTTAGAAAGGGCAAGAGCAATAAATAGTGGAAAAGACATTGATGTTGAAGCAGGTACTACTACTTGTGAATATATCTTTCCTGAACTTAAAGAATCAGAGGATGAGAAGATAAGGAAAGAACTTATAGAGCATATTAAAGCCAACCAAGAGACTGATTATGTACTATTTCAGAAGTTTTCGCCAGAGGATGTCATTGCTTGGCTTGAAAAGCAAGGTGAGAAGCCACAAGGTAAATCTGCACTTGAAGCATGGAAAGAAAAAAAGGTTGACAATCGGAATAAGGTTGAATCTGCTTGGAATAACGGATATTGCAATGGTTATATTCAGGCTGTTGAGAAAGCCAGCGAATGGCTGGAAAATCACAATGACTATATTGACGTAAAAGATGGCAATATTACTTATTTCGACATGGGAAAATGTGTTGAGGATTTCAAAAAACACATGAAAGGAGATGAAAAATGAGTGAGAAGAAATACACATTAACGTTGACCAAGAAGCAACTTACAGTGCTTAATTATGCCTGTGACCAATTCTCACGGCTTATTTGTGGGCAAGATTGGTCATATCAGAATCTAATGGAAGAGGCGTGGGAAAAGCGGAGCAAGAAAGCCACTGGGAAATCAATGGATAAGGATTTTGAAGGTGGTTGGCAGGAGATGCGACATGATGCTGAAAGGCTATCCAAGGAAATCAAGAAGCGGTTCTGGGGGTTGGAGAGCAATGCGATGTATGGTATCCATTATGATGATTATGCCGACATTCTTTTTGACTTGCATCGTGTGTTGAGGCATCAACTATGGAAGGACAATGAAACGAAGAGTAATTGGACTGTGGATGCCGAAGACCCTACACATTCCATTGGAAACGAACCTTTGGCAGAGATTAAGGTGAAGGAGGATTGATTATGGCACAATATCTATATACGAATGAATTTATGCATTGCCCATGTGAACAATGTCCGAAGCACGATAAATGTTGGAGGTTTGAACTCTGGAAAATGTGGGAAGGCGTGGCAACAGTCTATCTGCCAGACAAGGATAAAGATTTGACAAAGTGCGAATTTTTTATAGACAAAGAAAAATATAGAATCAAATGAAAATAAGGTTTGAAGAGCGGGCATTCGTCCGTCAAAGGTTTTTAGAAGCAAAGAACAAAACAATGCAGACGGGATGGATGCTCCATGAGTGGGCGAAGAAACATTTCTATTTATGGATAAAACTGATGAAAGGAGGTGAGCAGTGAATAGGATTAGTTGCGAGAAGTATCTCCCTTGGACGACTACGAGCGGAGGGGAAATTAACGATGCTTGCGTTGACCGTGAGAAGCGGATAATCAAGCGATGCGACGGTTGCATTGAAAAACAGGAAGGAGACGAAGAAGATGATCTGGAGAAGGAGCAACAGGATTGAGCTTGACCCCGACAAGATGGGCAAGGAGGAAATCAGGCAGTACAACTGGTATATGTTTGTGCTGTACAACATCATATTTGTCAACGACACGGCGGTCGGGAGTTTCTACGAGCTTCTCGCTGAGCTTGACAAGCATCCCTATCTGATGAGGGGTAAGGTCAAGTTCAGAGCGAGGGTTCTGCGTGAGCACATCAAGACTTACAACCGCAAGAACGACCGCAGGGCGTTGAGCGGTGGCGAGTTCATCGCGAATATCAACGAGGAGTTTGAGGAAATGCTTGAGGGCGACCTTGAACGGCTCTACTACACGACCTTGAACTACATGCACAAGATTCGCATCCGTGAGCCTGAGCTTCAGGCGAGGATGGTGCTTGCGGACACGTTCGCCAAGGGAATGGTTCACAACGTGGACATGTGCGTGGAGAGGGCGAGGGGCGACTTGGATGCGATTTACATCCAGAACATCCGTAGGCTGGCGGAGCATGACGTGAGCAACGCCAGCCTCCAGTTGGTGGATGAGGTGGAGAAGGTTTTCCGACATGACGATAAACTGCCTGTGCTTGATGGAGAGCTTTCGATATTCCAGGGATTCCAGACGATAATGAACAAGCTGGGCGATCCGGACAGGATTTACGAGGTGGTGGAAAAATGCGGAGGAATGCAGGTCAATGGCAAGAAGGACGTGCCTGTGAGTGCTGAGAATGTAACCAATTTAAATGCTGAACGGAAATGAATGGATTTGTGAGTGACTGGGCACTCTCCCAGCGGAGCGGACGGAAGGCGGTGCGGTGCAAGCTCTGCGGTGCTGAGTTCCGTCTTGGCTTTAGGGAGTACGGCTACTGGGACAGGAACGTGGTGAGACGGAGGGCACGGATGGCTGGGTGGAGTTTTGACCGCATGGCGATGTGCCCGGAGTGCAAGGGTGTTTAACTTAAATCAATCATTATTATGGACGAGATGGGATATTACGATGCCGGTATCAAGGTCGGCAAGATGTATGAGAAAGAGCGGATTCTTCGGTTCTTGGAAGAGAAGAAAAAGCGGAATGCGAAGGTGGTGAGCATAAGCGAGCTCACGGAGTTCATTGAGGACGGCGGCAGGTTTAAAAAAAAACAACAAAAATAGAACTTAAAAACAAACGATTATGAAGGCATTTATTGAGCAGTTCCGCCACTTGACACATACGGCGGAAGGAGAGAAACCGCTGTTTGAGGTGGTGGGCAAGGCGTTCGCCAAGGATAGCGGATGGAGTCGGTTCGTGGGCGGTGACCCACAGGTTATCTATGACGATACGGCTACGGAGGGGCAGTGCCTCAGGTTGCCTGTTGTGGCTGACGGGGACACGTTCCTTACCAGCGCTGTATGGACGGACTATGTGCTTGGTCCGGGAGTGTTGACAATCCGTGCAAGGTTCAAGGGCGGTCGTGGCACATGGCCTGCGATATGGCTGACGAACCATAGGACGAGCATGGAGCACTACTACGAGGTGGACCTCTGCGAGTATTTTGAAAAGCGGAAAAGGTGCAAGACTGGGGTGTTCTTCCCTAAGCACATACGGAGTTGGTGGCATAGGCTGTGGAGACCGAAGAGCCACCCGAAAATCAACAGGGACGGGTGGAACTTGTTTGAATTTGTGTGGGATGAGAAGGAGATGACGCTTTTTGTCAACGGGGTTAAGGCTCTTGGACTGACGAACAGGGGCAAGGCTGACTCTTACCCTCAGACTGAGGAGGACATGACGTTCCGCTTGATCCTGTCGATGCAATACGGCAAGAAATGGCTTCGCAAGCCAAGCAGGAGTGAATGCCCGCTATGGATGGACGTGGATTATGTGTGGTATGAGCCGAGGTGACTATGGAGATACTCATAATATGCGCTATGGTGCTGAACATTACATCCATACTGCTGTTGCTTAATGACGATGATGATGACGATGATTAAAAAAATCAAAAACAATGAAAGTGAAAGTTAAGATTAAAGATTTGAGTGAAAATGCGGTGATGCCGTTCAAGACATACGACAAGGATTTTTGCTATGATGTGGTTGCCACGTCATGCGAGAAGGTAGCACCGAATGTGTATAAATATGGCATTGGCTTGGCATTTGAGATTGTGCGACCAAGAAATCTTGAAGAAAGGTTTTGCGAGTTGAACTTTTCCATAGACTTTCGCCCAAGGTCAAGTGTGTGGAAGACAGGTCTTGTGTTATCTAACTGCACAGGGACTGTGGATGAACTCTATCGTGGAGAGGTCAGTGCGGTGTTCTATCATGTTATGCCTAATATGCCGATTTACAAGGTTGGTGACCGAATCGGACAAATCAAGTTGGGTATCACGATGCCTATCTATTTTGAATGGGTGGGTGAGTTGTCCGACACGGAACGAGGAACGGGTGGATATGGCAGTACTGGAAAATAAGAAGTTGGCTTATGAAAGTGAAGGACTTGATTGAAAGGCTAAAGGAGCATGGTGAGGACAAGGACGTCTATATCCTCTATGACCAGTTCGGAAGGATGGAACCGAACCAGATGGTTGTTGTGGACAATCAAGAACTTGCCGAAAGCACTTGCACCAAGGTTGGTGACTTGCTGATATTGGCAGGATAGTGTTGAACGTTTTTAATTTTAATAACTTATGATTCGTTTAGATATTGACCCTATTGAATCAAACCCTTGGAACAGTAACTTTGAACAAACTTTCATAATAGGTTATTGTGGAGGATTAACTATTCAATTCAATGACGTAAATCAAACGAAAATTAGTTTTGCCATTGGTGGTGAAGGAGTTTCAAGAAAGGATTGTGTTAAACAGGCACAATCTATAATTGATGGAATTTGTGAAGAGTTGGTTGATTTTTCGGCAACACTAAATGGAGAACTAAAAACAAGAAATAACAAACAAAATGATTGCTTATGAGCGAAGAACTGAATAAAAAATGGCATTATACCAAGGATAATGATTATCCCGTGGCATTCGGAAGGTATGAAAATCATGCATATCCGCAGTTCCATGCCTTGTGGAATTGAGAACTCCATGTGGTTGGTATGGTGTGCGTTTTTGGAATGCCACACAAAAATGCTGGGATGATGAAGAATGTGATGATTATTACTGCGACAAAGAAGGTGTCGTGAGGTGGATGTATATTGATGATTTAACTGAAATTGATTGACTATGGGTGAAGAAATGAATCAGCAACTATTTTATGCTCCGATTGGGTCGGACGAAGAGCCGATACCTTTTGACGGAAAAGTGGAGATTGAGGAATTTCCTGTTACGGAAACGAAGCATGACTGGGAATTATCATCTTTCTCGGTGTCTTTCAGCGCGCGTGTTAAGCGGAGGCTAAAGTTGTACAAACTACCACGCAAGATGAAAAAACGTCTTAAAACGCAATTATCAAGGGAAATAGGAATACCTACGAAAGAACTGCGTGTGTTGACGGGATGGAAGAATAGAAATATTAAGGTTGAATTTGAAAATGAATGAATGTATGGAACAAAAAGTGAAAGCAGGTGATTATGTCATTCTCACCGACCCGCTCAACTATGGTAAGAGGGCGAAGGTGGAAGAAGTCAATGATGATGGCTCAATAGTATATGACGGTGGTGTAACCCCTTTGTATTTGAAAGAGCCGAAGGAACTTGATGCCATCGCACATCCAGACTACGGAATGGAACAAGCAGAAATGCTGAAAGACAAACATGATATTGACTGGGAGCAGAGGCGGTATGAGATAGCGAAAGAAATGATGCCGTATTGTGCAAGAGAACTTATTGACGTGCTTAATAGTGGCGGTAAAAACGAGGAGTGGGTGGGAAAGACCATACAGCAGATTGCTTCTGAGAGTGCGGTCGGTTATGCCGATGCGCTGATTGAAAGACTGAAAGGAAAGGAGGAGCAGGAATGAATATAAGTGATGATGCAAAATTCTGGATTTGGATACTTGGCAGCCTCGCGGTTACACTCTTATTCGTTGGATGGATAACCGACTTCAAATATATCGTAACCCCTGACCCGATCAGGGAACGAAGGCAGGAGAGGAGACTCGACACGCTGGAGATGAGGATTGATTATATAGAGTGGAAAATTGGTCATGGAAAAAGTGAAGAAAGGTGACTATGGAGATACTCATAATATGCGCTATGGTGCTGAACATTACATCCATACTGATGTTGCTTAATGACGATGATGATTAAAAACTATATATTGGCATGAGCGAGAAACTAAGCATAGCCACGGCTGCGGGAAGGCATTCCGTGGTGTGGAAGAACAGGAAGGTGACCTGGGAGCAGATGGTGAAGAAATGCTCCGAAACCACAAGGACGGCGGAGACGGTGGCGGAGTACCGCCGGATGGACAAGAACCGCCAGAGTGAGGTCAAGGATGTCGGCGGGTTCGTCGGCGGGTTCCTGCGTGAGGGCAGGAGGAAGAAGGGTCATGTGGAGCTGCGCTCCATGGCGACGCTGGACATCGACTACGGGACTCAGGACGTGTGGGATGACTTCCAGATGCTGTATTCCTGTGCGGCGATGGTGTATTCGACGCACAAGCACACGCCGGAGGCTCCGAGGCTGAGGCTGGTCATCCCATTCAGCCGAAGCGTGTCCGCGGAGGAGTATGAGCCGGTGTGCCGAAAGATCGCGGACAGCCTCGGAATCGAGATGTTCGACTCGACGACATACGACCCGACACGGCTGATGTACTGGCCGTCAACATCCAAGGACGGTGAGTATGTGTTCCTCCATCAGGAGGGTGAGTTCCTCGACCCCGACGAGGTGCTGGGGACGTACCACGACTGGAGGGACAGCTCGGAATGGCCGGTGTCGGAGCGTGAGGGTGAGGCCGTGAGGCGTGAGATGAAGAAGGCGGAGAACCCGGAGGAGAAGAAGGGGGTCATAGGCGCGTTCTGCAGGACTTACGCCATCGAGGATGCCATCGAGACTTTCCTCTCCGACGTGTATGAGCCTACGGGGCAGGAAGGGAGGTACACCTACCGTGAGGGCAGCGTGGCTGGGGGTCTGGTCTGCTATGACGGCAGGTTCGCCTACTCGCACCACGACACCGACCCGGCGAGCCGGCAGCTGCTCAATGCGTTCGACCTTGTGCGCATCCACCTGTTCGGGCATCTCGACGAGGGGAGCCGGCAGGAGGATGTTACGAGGCTGAAGTCGTATGGGAAGATGATGGAGTTCGCGGCTCAAGACGGGCGGACGAAGCTCACGCTGATTGAGGAGAAGAACAGGAGCGTGGAGGAGGACTTCGCCGGAGTGGATGCGACGGATGAGCTGGCCGGTGATGAGGGGAAGAGCTGGAAGACGGAGCTTCAGGTCACCAAGTCGGGGGCTGTGGAAAGCTCGATGACGAACATGGTGCTCATCATGGAGAACGACCCTGAACTCAAGGGGAGGCTGAGATATGACGAGTTCAACATGTGCGTCAACGTGTACGGCGGTCTCCCATGGAGGAAGGAGGCTGAGCGGTGGAGGGACTCGGACAACGCCGGCCTGAGGTACTGGTTCGAGGAGAAATACGACATCTCGGGAAAGGAGAAGATCAGGGACGCGAAGGTGGTGTGCGCTGACCGCCACAGGTTCCACCCTGTCCGTGACTACCTCTCCACACTGAGGTGGGACGGGAAGAGGAGGGTCGCCTCGCTGCTGCATGACTGCCTGGGTGCGGAGGACTGCCCGCTCAACTCAAGGGTGATGGAGCTGTGGATGGCGGCGGCGGTCAGCCGTGTGATGCATCCGGGCTGCAAGTTCGACTACTGCCTCATCCTCACCGGTCCTCAGGGCATCGGAAAGTCCACGCTGCTTGAGGTGCTCGGAGGAAAGTGGTTCAACGGAAACATATCGGCGATGGGAACGGACAAGAGCGCGCTGGAGCAGCTGGCGGGTTCGTGGATCGTGGAGCTTCAGGAGCTGGATTCGTTCAAGAGGAGCGAGTCCTCAGCGATCAAGACGTTCATCACCAACGTCAACGACCGCTACCGTGGGGCGTACAAGGAAGACCAGGAAGACCATCCGAGACAGTGTGTGTTCGCGGGCACGACGAACGAGGCGGTGTTCCTCAAGGACGAGACGGGAGACAGGCGGTTCTGGGTTGTTCCAGTGGAGGGGCAGTCAGGACGTGGCCGTGACTGGCTCATTGAGAACCGTGACCAGCTGTGGGCTGAGGCGGTGGAGCTGTACAGGAAACTGCCGAAGGGCATGGACGGCAGGCCTGCGGCGATGCTTGACCGTGAGATGGAGGAGGCGATGAACAGAAGGAGAGAGGAGGTCTCCTTCGCATCGGAGAACCCGCTGCTCTCCCAGCTGGAGGATTTCCTTGAGACGAAGCTCCCGGATGACTGGTCACTGTACACCATACAGGAAAGAAGGAGGTACTTCCAGGATGAGGAGGCTGTGCTTACCAAGGGAAGGAATGTGAGAGAGAAGATGTGCCCGACGGAGTTTGTTGTGGAATACCTGAGGTTGGAAACCACGGACAAGGGTTACCAGTATGAGGCGGCGAGGGTCAGAAGTGTGATGGAGAAGATGGAAGGTTGGAAGAATATAGGGCAGCGGAGGTATTGGTACGGCAAGAGATACGGCAGGCCGAAAAACGTATTTGAGAAAGAAAAAGAAGGTGGTGACAAGGAGGAAGTGCTGTAATCGGCATTATATATATATATATATATATAATGGGGGTGTCACCACCCGGTGGTGACGCTTTACCCCAATTTTGTCACCACTGTCACCACCCTGTCACCACCCGGTGGTGACGCCCAAAACCCCTTTATTTATTAGGGTTTCAGAAGATTTGTCACCACGTCACCACTATTTTTTAAATTTTTAATAATATATAATATACGAAATATACATATTAGGTTTTTTACGGTTATACGCGGTTATAGGTATGTGAGAAAATAAAATAAGCCCGTATATGTACGCGAAAAGCATCTGGGTGGTGACACCTGGGCAGCGGAATAAAAAAACAGAATATCATGGCAAGGAAAAACGGAATGTTCACGACCGGATATGAGCGGTCAGAGAAAGCGACTGAGAACTATCTCAGGAGCCGGGTCGAGGCGAGAGGAGGAATATGCCTCAAGTTCGCAAGCATGACAGAGACGGGATACCCAGACAGGATCGTCCTGATGAGGGGAGGCATCTGCGCCTTCGTCGAGCTGAAGAGCAAGGGGGAGCACCCGACCAGGCTTCAGCAGGTGAGGCATGAGCAGCTGAGGGAGATTGGCTATCCCGTGTATGTCATTGACGGCAGGGATGGAGTTGACAATATGTTGGACGAACTGAGGGAGGAGCATGAGATTTACGGCGTATGAATACCAGAAGAGAGCCATCCGGTGGGTGACTGAGCACAAGAGGTGCTGCCTGTTCCTCGACATGGGACTCGGCAAGAGCGTGTGCACCCTCACCGCCGCCAGTCAGCTGATGGACTGGTGCGAGGTGACGAGGACACTGGTGGTCGCACCCAAGAAGGTGGCGGAGACCACATGGACAGACGAGGCGGCCAAGTGGGACCATCTCAGGCACCTCAGGGTGTCGAGGGTGATGGGCACCCAGAAGCAGCGGGTGCAGGCACTCGGCGAGGATGCGGACATCTACGTCATCGGCCGTGACTCCTTCGCCTGGCTCGTGGACTACTACGACCGTAAGCCGCCGTTCGACATGCTGGTCATTGACGAGCTTACGAGCTTCAAGTCTCCGAAGAGTCTCCGCTTCAAGGCGATGAGGGCTGTGTCACCGGTGTTCTCCCGTGTGGTGGGATTGACCGGCACGCCGGCACCCAACGGACTGGAGGACTTGTGGGCACAGCTCTACTGCGTTGACCTCGGTGAGCGGCTCGGCAGGTTCGTGACACGGTACCGTGAGGCTTACTTCACGGAGTACCGATGGAACAACATCGTCGTGAGGAGGACGCCGAAGAAGGGAGCGGAGGAGGCCATCCGGTCCAGGATCTCCGACATCTGCCTCACTATGCAGGCCAAGGACTACCTGGAGCTGCCTCCTATGATCACGCATGACGAGAGGGTGATCCTGAGCCAGCCAGTGATGGATGGGTATAAGAACTTCGAGCGTGACCGTGTGATGGAGGTCTGCCGTGAATCGACAGGGAAACCCGACAACATCATCGCCCAGTCGGCTGCCGGGCTTATGAACAAGCTCAGCCAGTATGCCGCCGGCTCCGTGTATGACTCTGACGGAAATCCTGTCGCCGTACACCGGGAGAAGGTGGAGAGGCTGTCTGAGCTGGTGGAGCAGGCTGGGTCACCCGTGCTGGTGTTCTACCAGTTCCGCCACGACATCCCCGTCATCATTGACGCGCTGAAGGGCAGGAAGGTGGTGGAGTATAAGGACTCAGCGCAGCTGTCGGACTGGAACAGCGGGAAGATTGACGTGCTGCTTGCCCATCCCGCATCCACCGCCTTCGGTCTCAACATGCAGGCGGGAGGACATTACATCGTATGGTTCGGAACGGGATGGAACCTTGAGCTGTACCAGCAGGCGAATGCCAGGCTTCACCGGCAGGGACAGCAGCATCCCGTCATCGTGTACCGCCTCGTGTGCGCAGGCACGGTGGACGAGCTTGCCCTGTCAGCCATCGACAGGAAGAAGGGAGTCCAGCAGGCGCTGCTTGACGGACTGAAGGAACTTAAGGACAGTTACGGACTTGAAGAAGGAAAGGAATCACTATGAGCAAGGACAAGGACTACATAAGGCTGATTCACGACCGCAGGTGGCTGAGGCTCCGCCGTCAGAGGCTCACCCTCCATCCAGTGTGTGAGATGTGCGAGAAGGAAGGGAGGGTGACCGCAGCGGTCGAGGTGCACCACATCGTGCCTGTGGAGACCGGGCTGACATTCCGCCAGAAGGCGGAGCTGATGTTCAGCCCCTCGAACGTGATGGCTCTCTGCCATGAATGCCATGTCAGGGTGCACACCGAGATGGGCAGGAGCGGGAAGGCGGCCACAAAGCGAATTAACGCCCTGAAAATTTGCGAGTTTGAGAAAAAATTCTTAACTTAGGGCGATGAATCATTCTCCCGACCCCGGGGGAGGTTTTCAAATCGGGGGAGGCCCCATCGAGTTAAC